GCCTTGCTCGGTCGAAGGCTGCAAGACAATGGCGACTCGAGTCTCGTCTGTATATGCACGTAAGGGAGGCAAGGCGTACTGCGAGCAGCACTCGGGAGGACGATACGCACGTAAGCCGCTGCTTACTTGCAGCGCCGAAGGCTGCAGCGCGCTCGCGACTAGGTCCTCGTCGAACGGCGCTCGTCTCAAGGAAAACAAGGCGTACTGCGAGCAGCACAAGATCGACACTGCGCCTAAACCACCGCTTCCTTGCAGCGCCGAAGGCTGCAGCGCGCTCGCGACTAGGCGCTCGTCGCACAATGCGAGATCGCTCCGACAGAAGCCGTACTGCGAGCAGCACTCAGGAGGACGAAAAGCGCCTAAACCTCTGCTTCCTTGCGGCGCTGAAGGCTGCAACGCGCTCGCGACGAATCGGGCATCGATAGACGCGCGATGTCGCGGAGGCAAGGCATACTGCGAGCAGCACTCGGGAGGACGAAGGGCACCTAAACCCCTGCTTCCTTGCGGCGTTGAAGGCTGCAACAGATTAGCGACTAAACAGGCATCGGCGCGTTCGCGACATCGCGGAGACAAGGCGTACTGCGAACAGCACAAGGGAGGACGTATCACGCTTCCGGAAGCTGCCGAATGACTGCCCTCGCCTTCGATTACGAAACGGCGCTCATTCGTCCCGCGCTCCTCGCGCCTCCGCCCGCGTGCGTCACGTGGCAGACGCCGGGCAGCGTCCCGCAGATTGCCGACTCCGCGTCGATCCGCCCGCTCGTCGCCGCGTGGCTTTCGGGCACGATGATCCTCGTCGGGCATAACGTCGCCTTCGACCTCGCAGTGACGGGACAGGCGTTCCCCGATCTGCTGCCCGCCATCTTCCGAGCGTACGACGCGGATCGCGTCACCGACACGATGTTGCGGCAGCAGCTACTCGACATCGCGTCGGGCGTGTACCGCGGTCGGCTCACCCCGTCCGGCTTCTGGATCAAACACGAGTACACCCTCGAAGCGCTCGCGAAGCGCTGCGCCGGGATCCAGCTTCAGAAGGACGCGTGGCGCCTCTCGTACGGGAACTTCATCGGTGTCCCGCTCGAGCGCTGGCGCGAGCGCGCCGTCGAGGTGCAGGCCGCGGCACGGCCGCGCATCGCTGCGATAGAAGCCGTGCTCGCGGGGCTCGACGCCGCGCAAGCCGAGGAGACCGACGAAGAGGACGACGCGCCGGGCGAGGGCGGTACGGGCGGCGTCGCGGAGCTCCTCGGGCCGGTGCTGCCCCCGACGACCAAGGCCGGGCGCAAGGCGCTCGAGAAAGAGCTCGACGGCCTGCGGCAGATGGTCGCGAGCGATCCCGATCAGTGCAAGGTGTACCCGCTCGACGACGCGCGGGCGACGCTCGCGGTGTACCTGAAGCAAGAAGCGCACGCCGCAGCCTTCCTCGCCGACCAGTACCGCCAATCCCGCGCCTCGTTTTGGCTGTACCTCTCGAGCGCGCACGGCGGGCGCACCGACTCGATCGGCGTCGGCGTGCTGCGCATGGAGACCGAGGCCGCGCTCGACGAGGTGCGCGGAGAGCTGCAGTCGCTCGGGCTCGTGAGGACGAACGGCAAGCGCGACACGAAGATCGCGAAGCGGCGCATGATCGACACCTGCCTCCGCGACGGCCTGAAGCTGCGCCGCACGAAGGCGCACACCGAGGGGGACGACCTCTCCGTCGCGGAGTACACCGCGAAGGGCCGCAAGCCGCGGTGCAAGCTGCTCGACGGCACCCCGCTCGACGACGGGGACGCGCGCTGCGAGGTGCACATCTCGCTCGACTCCGACGCGTGCGCCGCGTCCGAAGACCTCGTGCTCGTCGACTATTCCGAGTTCTCGACGCTAAAGAAGGTGCTGTCGAACGACATTCCTGCGCTCGAAGCCGGAACGATCTGGCCGGTGCATACGCGCTACGGCCTCGCGGAGACCGGCCGCACGACGAGCTCGAAGCCGAACATTCAGAACCTTCGCCGCAAGGCCGGCATTCGCGAGGCCTTCGTCCCGCGCGCCGGGCGCGTCTTCATCCAAGCCGACTATCCGCAGCTCGAGCTCTACACGCTCGCGCAGTGCTGCAAGACGTGGTTTGGCTTCTCGAAGCTCGCAGACATCCTGAACGCCGGAATGGATCCGCACCTCGCGGTCGCGGCCGATATCCTCGGCATCTCGTACGAGGTCGCGTTCCGCGATCGAAAGCAGAAGTACGTCGACGACGCGCGCCAGATCGCGAAGGTCATGAACTTTGGCTTTCCCGGGGGCCTCGGGATCGAGAAGCTGATCATCTTCGCGCGCAAGGTGTACAACGTCGTCTTTCACCCCGATCCCGACAAGGCGATCGAGCGCGTCAAAGAGCTGAAGGAAAAGTGGAAGCGGACGCTCCCCGAGATGCGTCACCACTTCGCGCGCGTCAACGCGCTCTGCGACAACCCGGGAGGGCTTGCCTCCGTCGAGACGCTTTGGACGAAGCGCCAGCGCGGCGGCGCGACGTACTGCGCGGCCTGTAACAACGGCTTCCAAGCGCTCGGCGTCGACTGCGCGAAAGAGGCAGGCTGGCGGATCACGCGCGCGATGTACGTCGAGCCCGAGTCACCGCTCTTCGGCTCGCGCCTGCCGTTCTTCGTACACGACGAGTTCATTGGGGAGAGCGACGAGGCCGTCGCGCACGAGGCCGCGCACGAGCTCGCGAGGCTGATGGTCGAAGGCGCGAACATCTATCTCCCCGACGTCCCGATCAAGCTCGAGAAGATGGAGCCGCTCACCATGCGTCGATGGTCGAAGAAGGCCGACCCGTGCACGAACGAGCACGGCCGACTCGTGCCGTGGGAGGGGAAGCTCTGCTCGGTGCCGGGCTGCGTCTCGGGAGAGCCCGGGAAAGAGAAACCGACCATGGCGACTCGCTTGTTCGGCGAGACGTGGTGGTGCGGGAAGCACGCGCCGAAAGCGGCATAGCACCTAGTCCTCGCTCCTTCGATAGCCCCGACGCCTGCGGCAAACCGCGGCTCGGGGCTATGGGCGTTCATGCCCGACGACATCGATCCGCGCGCCCTCGTCGCTGCGACCTTGTTTGGATACGTCCCCGAGACGCAACGCGTCCGCTATCCGGTGCTGCCGCCCTTCATTCCGGCCGCACTGCCGCCGCTCGAGAGACGCGTCGATACCTGGACACCCGAACGCCGAGCCGCGCAGGCGGAACGCCTTGCTCGCGTTCGGGCCGCGCGAACGCCCGAGGAGCGCGCCGCGGAAAACGTCGACCGTAAGTCGGCGTGGACGCTCGAGCGTCGACTGAAGCAAGCCGAGCAAGCGGCGCTCCGATGGGCCGCAAAGACTCCCGAGGAGCGCGCCGCGCGGGAAGCGAAGCGCCTCGCCTCGCGTGCAGCAAACCAGGCGCTTCGGACGCCTGCGAAGTCAGGTCGTCCGCGCCGCTCGTATGAGGAGATGAGCGTCGACGAGCGGTTCGACTTCCTCATGGGACGACGGCGCTAGGCGACGAGGTCGTACCAATCGCGATCCAGGCAACGGCAAAAGCGACCACCTAATTCGTATATCTCGACATGACGAAAACGGAAGAACAGGCACTCATCGCGCAGCACGAAGCGAGGATCCGCTTTCTTGCGCTTTCGTTCAATCGCATGGGCGTTCCGCTCGACGACCTGCTGCAAGAAGCGCGCATCGCGTTCGTGATCGCGGTTCGTCACTGGCGGCCCGATGGCGGCGCGTCGCTCATCACGTTCGCTCATCGCTCGATCGTCAACGCGCTGATCTCGCTGACGCGCAAGGCGATGACCGATATCCCTGTCACGCACGACGGCTCGACGGAGGTGCTTGACGGCGCGCTCAGCGCCGAAGAGCTCGTCGTGCTCGTCGAGCTGCTCGCGCGCCTCACGATCCGCGAACGCGTCGTCGTGCTCGAGCACCTCGCGTCGAGCAAGACATACGACGAGCTCGTCGCCGAACTCGGCGTCTCTTTCAAGACGGTCCGTTGGGCACACGAGAGCGCGCTCGCGAAGATGCGCGCCGTAGCGGAGGTGGCGCCGCTCGCGACGCTCCAGAGGAAGACCGAGGCCGCGTAATGCTCCCCTTCATCGAAACGCGCACGGGCGGAGAGTTCTGGCCGCTCGATCCCAAGCCGGCCGACGTCGACATCGAAGACATCGCGCACGCGCTCTCGAATCAGTGCCGCTTCAGCGGACACACCCGCGTGCACTACTCCGTTGCGGAGCACTCGGTGCGTGTCGCCCGGCTGCTCGCGTCGCTGAACCACGGCCCCTTCACGCAGATGTGGGGACTGCTGCACGACGCGAGCGAGGCGTACCTCGTCGACCTTCCCTCGCCGCTGAAGCGCGACCCGAGGCTCGCGTTCTACGTCGAAGCGGAGGCCGCTGTCATGCGTGCCGTCTGCGCGCGCTTCGAGCTCGCGAGCAGTCCCCCGCCCTGCATCGCGGTCGCAGACGCGACGCTCCTCGCGACCGAGGTGCGGGACCTGATGCATCCGAACTCAGGCCATTGGGGGAAGCTCACTGCCGAGCCTCTCCGCGAGCGGATCTACCCGTGGGCGCCGCACACCGCGCGCGCGACTTTCCTGACGACCTTCGAGCAGATCCGAAAGGCGATGGGCCGATGAAAGACACGAATCCCAAAGACGCGCTCGCGGCCGACAAGGTGCCGTTGTCGCTCCTCTCGCCAATTGCCGAGGCGCATATGTCCCTCGCCCTGTACGCCGGCTATTGCAAGTACGGCGCTTGGAACTGGCGCTTGTCGGGCGTGCGCGCGTCGGTCTACCTCGGCGCTGCACGGCGGCACCTCGCCGCGTGGATGTCGGGCGAGGCCGTCGACCCGACCGACGGCACCGATCACCGCGCGAATGTTATGGCGTGCATGGCGATCCTGCTCGACGCCGAGGCCGCGGGGAAGCTCGTCGACGACCGCCCGCCGAGCGTCGCGGTGCGCGAGACGTACGCGCGGTGCGAGGCGACGATGGCGGCGCTCCGCGCGAAGTACGCCGACCGCGCGCCGCGCCACTACACGATCGTCGACACCGTAACAGCGGGCGTCGAAGAAGGCATCGATATCGACCTCACCGACGATTGCGAGGAAGTCTAATGGCGCGCTGGACAGAAGAGGATATCGCGAAGGCTCGTCGGATCGTCGACCGCGCGCCGAGCGTCGCAGAGGGGCGCGCCCGCGTCGCAAAACACTTCGGCGTCTCGACGGGCGCGGTGCGCGGGATCTTCCGCAGGCACGACAGCACGTCGGCGCGCGTCGAGCCCCCGCCCGCGGAGGTCAAGACGTTCGCCGAACGCATGGCGACGCGCGCCGAGAACGTCCGGATCAACACGCTCGAGAAGGACATCGACGCGCTTCGGCAGACGGTCGACGTGATGTCGCAGCTCACGTCGCGCCCGCTCGACCCCGTGCAGCGGTACGAGCTGCGGTCCGGCTTGCGCGAGGCGACGGCCGTTGCGCTGCTCTCCGACGTGCACGCGGACGAGCGCGTGCTGAAACACGAGACGCCGCTCGGCAACGTCTACAACGCAGAGGTCGCGGAGCGCAGCCTCGCGCGGTTCTTCCTCGGGTACCGATGGCTGCTCGATCACCATCGCACGGCCTTTCAGATCACCGACGTCGTGCTTTGGCTCGGCGGCGATCTCATCTCGGGGCAGATCCACGACGAGCTCAAAGAGACGACCTCGGGCACGCCGATCGAGGGAATCCTTTGGCTCCGCTCGCGGCTGATCGCCGGGATCGACAAGCTGCTCGAAGATCCGAAGACCGAGCGGCTGCACGTCGTGTGCTCGTACGGCAACCACGGCCGCGACACGCGCAAGCCGATGCGGGCGCGCGGCGCAGCGCACTCGTACGAATGGGCGCTCTACCAATGGCTCGCCTCGCACTACGCGAACGAGCCTCGCGTGCGCTTCCTCGCCGACCCCTCGGCGCACCAGTACATGCAAGTCTACGACTGGAATATCCACTTCCACCACGGCGACGAGACGAACTACCAAGGCGGCGTTGGCGGGGTCATGATCCCGATCAACAAGTCGGTATCGCAATGGGACATCGTTCGGCGCTGCGACTTCCATAACTTCGGCCACTGGCACCAATACATCGACACCGGGCGCGTCGCGCTGAACGGCTCGGTGATTGGCTACAACGCGTATGCGATGTCGATCAAGGCGACTCCCGAGGCGCCGCAGCAGGCCTTCTACCTGCTCGACTCGAAGCGCGGCAAGACGTGCAAGTCGCCGATCTGGGTTCGAGATTGAACGCGCCTCGCTCGTCACGCGGCCGCTGCGTGGCGTGTCAGCGAATCTCGCAAACGCAAAAGGGTGTTTGCGTCGACGAGGCAGGGTGCCGCGCGGAGCTCGACGCGTCGTCAGCGTTCCGCGCGGCACTTCAAGAATTCGTCCAGCGGTACGGCGGGATCACGCCGAAGAAGTAGGTGCAAGCATGCTCCCGATTACGCAATTGCAAAACCATCTCCCGTGGGGCGAGTACACGTATAGCGCCGAGTTCAATCAGGCGCAGATGCGACACAAGCACTTCGGACACGCGCTTCTGCACGTGCTCAAAGCAGCCGGCAAGCTCGCGGCTGTCGTCGACAACGCAGAGCACTCGGGAAGCGAGTTCACTCCCGAAGAAGTCGATCGCTTCCTCGCCGATCTAGTTATCTGCGCGGCGCGCATGGCCAACACGTGCCCCGGCCGGCGCATCGATCTCGACGCCGCGGTGATCTCTCGTTGCGAGGACATCGCAGGGCGACTCGTCGACGGCAACGGCACGACGTGGGCGACGGTCGACGTTTCCGGCCGATGAGCGTCGAGAACAACCTGCGCAGGCGGCTCGAGTATTGGACACGCGCGCTCGAGTCGCGGCTCGCGCACGAGGACGACTTACGCAAGCGGTACGAGTTCGCGCTGAGGAAGATGCAGGCCTCGTGCTTCGGCGAGCTCGTCGACGCGCACGAGGCCGTGATGGCTGCCCGCGAGCAGTGGCGCGAGGCGACCCCGCGCAGCGACGAGGCACGCAAGGAAGTGGCGCAGCTCCGCGAGGCGCTCGCGCAGAAAGGCTATGCAACGTGAACGACACCTATCGAACGACCGCGAAGCGCCCGCACCTGATCATGCGCCGCAACGCGCAGGGTGTGCCCTTCGAGCTCGCGGTCGACGCGACCGGACAGCGCGCCCTCGTCGGCCCCTGCACTGAGGCGCGCGCCGCGCAGCTTCATCGCGACGAGCACGGCTATCCGATGCCGGTCTCGCCGGCCGCGGCGCTCGCGACGCCGACGCTCCCCTATCGCTCCGCTCCACTGCCCGCGCGGACGGTCGTGCAACGGATCGTCGAGCGCCGGTCAAAGTGGCAGGACCGCGCGCTCTTCGCCCTCGTCGTGCTCGACCTCGTCGCCCGCTTCGCGCAGCTCCACGCGTGGTGGTCGTCGTGAGCTACCACGACAACGACGACGGCCCTTGCGTCTGCGGCGTGTGGCATCAGCCGAGCGACTTCGCGACGCTGTACCGCGAAGAGCGCGCGCAGGGGAACGAGCTCCTCGCGAGCGCCGCCCGCGAGCGCGACTTCGAGAAGGCACGCGCCGACAGGCTCGCCCGCACGCTGCGGTCGCTCCTACCGAAAGACGACGACACCCGGCCCGAGGCTGTCGCACGTCGGAAGCTCATCACGGGCGCGCTCGGGGAGCGGTCGTGACGGTCTACGTCGACGAGCTTCAGGTGTGGCCGAACGCTAAGCACCGATGCTTCATGAAAGGCTCGGCGCACCTGACGGCCGACTCGCTAGAGGAGCTGCACGCGTTCGCCGCGCGGCTTGGTCTTCGGCGCGATTGGTTTCAGGATCACCGAGTCGCGGCGCACTACGACCTCTCGCCTGCGAAGCATGCGAAGGCGCTCGCTTTGGGCGCTGAGCTCGTTCCGATGCGCGAGCAGATCCGAAGGAAGCGAGGGACTAGCTCGCCATGAGCACGCCCGCGCGCAGACTCAGTGACCCTGCGGGGAAGCCGAGGCGTCGCTTTCGCGATTACAAGGCGACGCTGAACGACGGCCGAAAGGTGATCTGCTCGGCAGCGTCGCCCGAGGCCGCGAAGGCATTCCTCGAGAATTGGTTCTTCGGGCGAAAGCACTGGGTCGGCGTCTGGATCGTGAAGCTCGATTGGAACGAGTAGCGATTATCGCTCCTCCGATAAAAGTATTGCTGCAGCTATAGAGGCAACATGAAAAAGGGCAACAGGGTTCGTTTGCGAGAGGACTCCAAGCGTGGATACTTCCGAGACTGGAGAGAGTGGGCCGAAGGCGGCGCGCTCGTCTTGGCGCTCGACCCCGACCCCGACAGCTCCTCTATCATCGTCGAGCGCGAAGACGGGACACCATCGCCCGACGGCGTCAGAGCGCCTCGGGTCACACGCTATTTCTATGAGCTCGCAGAGCGCCCGCCCACGCGCGAGGAGTCGCTCGAGCTTGAGAATCTGCAGCTGAAAGAGCAGATCGTGCGCGAGCAGGCTGCGAAGGCTGGCATCGACGCGCCTTCGTGCATCGAACACGAGCGCAGGTTGATTACGGCTTGCGAGAAGGAGATCGAGAAGGCACGCGCAGCGATCGAGCACTTCGAGAAGGATCCTTGGTGCCAGGCAAAGAAGGCCGTCGCCGACTTCGTCGAGAAGCTCCGCGCGGCGGGTGTCGAGGTGCCGCAATGACGACGAAGCTCGCGACGTTGAAGGCTGACGCCTATTCACTCGGTAACCTTTGGCAGAAGTGGCTGACAGAAGGTCGCGTACTCGTGGTCGAAGAGCGAAGTATGGATATTCTCGTAAAACGAGAAGACGGCACTCTTTCGCCATACAACACGGCGCACGAGAGATTCCCTAAGTCGTATCTCGACATCGTCGAAGACACGACCCCGCGTCCGCCCACGCGCGAGGAGTCGCTCGAGCTCGAGCTGCTGCGGCTGAAGGCAAAGCACGCGCCTCCGCTCGGGGACGTCGACGGGAACGAGGCCGAGCTCCGCGGCTGGATGTACCAGCAAGCCGCACGCATCGCTAACGCGCAGCGCGCACTCGAAGATGCGCAGGGTCGACTCGACAGGCACCTCGCACCGAAGCGCGACCTCGAAGCCTTCGTCGAGAAGCTCCGCGCGGCAGGCGTCGAGGTCCCGGAATGAGCACGCCCGTCCGCTCGACCGAGCATGCGGAGGTGCTCGCGATCTGCACGAATCGCGAAGCGGGGCAGTACCTCGCGCTGCCGCAAGGCTTCGACCGTTGGGCGATCGAGCAGCTCCGCGCGTACGTCGCTCGAGTCGAACGAGCCGAGGCGAGCGATGCGTGGCACCGCGCATTGCACGAGGCCGTCCGCGAGCAGCGCAATCAGGCCGAAGCGTCGCTCTCTAAGCTGCGCGCGACGTTCCAAGACGCTCGCATGATGGTGCGCGCGATCCAGATACTTGCGCAGCCTCCGATCTGGGCGGCCGACGTCGTCGAGGCCTCGCAGGCGCTCCACGACATGCTCGAAAAGGCGCTGTGATGAGCGAGCCTGCATTCGACGCGTCCGCGGTCGTGCTCGACTTCGACGAGGCGATCAAGAACGCCCGCGCGTCGTTCACGAAGCTCACGAAAGAGAACGAGCGCCTCGAAGAGCGGGTCGACGAGCTCGAGAGCGAGCTCGACGAAGAGCGCGCCGACTCCGACGCGGTGACCGAGCGCGCGGACGCAGCCGAGAGCACGCTCGAGCAGGTGTTGCTCGACCTCTTCGGCCCGACGACGAACCTCGCGCACGTCGAGCACGTGATCAGGCTGCGGCCCGCCGAGGTGCCCGACCTTTACCGCGAGCTCGCTGCGACCGTCGAGCGCGCTCGGGACACGATCCGGAAGACGCTGAAGGGCGCATAGCGGAGGCAACGATGAAGCTCACGACGACGCAGAGGAAGGTGCTCCGCGAGTTACGCATGCTCGCGAACACCGGAAGCTCGGGAGCGGTGCGTGTCGGGACGCGCATGGCGACACTGCGTCGCCTGATCTCGCTCGGCTTGGTGACCACGGTCAAAGTGCACATCAGCAGCTCGCGCAGCTCGACTGGCTTCTTCCTCACCGACGCGGGCCGCAAAGAAGCCGGGCGCTCGATCCCGATCTTCCACGTCGAGTCGCCTCGCGTGATCGATCAGCTCCGCGGCAAGCATGGCGGGCGCTGGCGATACGACGTGCTCGATCGCAAGTGGTCGAACGGCACGCGCACCGTACGTGCCTATTCCGTTCTCGCGCCGCAACACGACTGCGACGACCAGACCACGCGCACCGAGTACCGCTTCGACGACGGCGATCGAGAGCTCGCACTGCCGTGAGTGTCGTCTGCGCAAGCTCCTCGGCCCGTTGCGAGGCGCGCTACCACCGCAACGCGTGGCTGAAGGGCTACTGCGACCCTCGCTCGCACCTCGTTTACGACTCGTACGGCATGCCTTGGCATCGCTGCAATCCCGGACCCTAGCGAGGAAACGATGAGCACCGATCTCCCCGAGCTGCTGACGATCGCCGACGCCGCGGAGCTCCTTCGTACGAGCGAGAAGGGCGCGCGGCACATGGTCGACCGCGGGACCATGCCGGGCGTCGTGCGGATCGGCCGGCGCGTCTTGATCCGGCGCGACGACTTGCGCCGACACCTCGGCTTGCTACCGTCCGCGTCGACGAAGATTGCGCCGACCCCTCGGGGTTAGCCCATGGTGACGATACGACCGCGCGGGGCACACTGGCAGTACGATATCCTTTTCAAGTGGCCTGACGGCGCGCGCTTTCGTGAACGTGCGAACGCTCCGGTCTCGAGCAAGTCGGCCGCGCAGCGCTGGGCAGAGGCACGAGAGCGCGAGCTCCTCGCCGCAGGGCGCGCCGCGCACGAGGCCTCGAAGGCGCCTCCGCCCGCAGCCGTCGAGGGACCGCCAACGCTCGCCTCGTTCTGGCCTCGCGTCGTCAGCGACCACTACCGCGCGAACCGAAAGAAGCCGTCCACCATCGACGCCGCGGAGAGCATCGCGCGCCTGTACCTGCTGCCCGCCTTCGGCGACACGACGATCGACCGGATCACGACGGCCGACGTCGCGAAACTCAAAGGCCGACTTGCGACGCGGAGCCCGAAGACCGTCAACAACGTCTTGACGGTGCTCTCGCGCGCGCTCCATTGCGCGGTCGAATGGGGGCTGCTGCGCGAGATGCCGTGCGCCGTCGGCTTCTTCAAGGCCGCGGCGCCGGAGATGCAGTGGTACGAGCGCGACGCCTATCGCAGGCTCGTCGAGGCCTCGGCGCGCACGTCGACGCGCGTCTTGATCCTGCTCGCTGGCGACGCCGGCCTTCGGCGCGGAGAGATCCGGGCGCTGAAGTGGGCCGATCTCGATCTCGAGCGCCGCATCATTCACGTCAGCCGCGGCATGTGGCGCGCGCACGAGGCGACGCCGAAGGGCAACCGCGGGCGGGACGTCCCCATGACCGAGGCGCTGCGCGCGGCGCTCGGGGCGCACCGGCACCTCGTCGGCGAGCGCGTGCTGTACGGGGACAACGGGCGCGAGCTCTCGAATCGAACCGTGCGCAATTGGCTCGCGGGCGCGCAGCGTCGCGCCGGGCTCGAGCCGAACGGCGCGATCCACATGCTCCGTCACACCTTCTGCTCGCACCTCGCCGCGGCCGGCGTTCCTGCCAACGCGATCAAAGAGCTCGCGGGGCACGCCGACATCGGAACGACGCAACGATACATGCACCTCTCGCCTGCGAATCGCTCGTCGGCGATGGATGCACTCGCCGCGTACCACGCCGAAGAGGCCGTGGTACCGGCGCGGAACGGCTCCCTTGCGCGTTCCGCGCGCCCTGCTATTCGCTAGTCCTCTCGCGGAGATAAGTCAGTGGAGGCGCCGGGAATCGAACCCTCATTCAGGGTCGCGCAATCATTCGTCTTTTTGCTAACGAGCCCGGCGTAACCTGCTAACGAATCTCCGCGAGACCTCCCCACACCCCTACCATTCCCCTCCGTCGTGGTACCGCCGTGGTACCGCGCCGCCTGCTAACGACCTCGGGCGACAAGCTGCTACGAATCGACGTCGCGCCGAGGATCGCCAGCGTGAACGGCGCTCGAGCGGCGTCCAAACTGCAACATGCGCAAGCCTCTCGCCTTGATCGTGTCGCTGATGCTCGGATGCTCGGGCGGAGCGTCGAGCGCGCCCGAACCGATCGCGGCCGATCCCGAGGGCGCGCCGCGCGCTGCCGTCGACGCGGGAACGCCTGCGGTGCCTGCGGGCCCGTCGACCGAAGACGCGGGCGAGCCTGACGCCCCGGTGCTCTCGTCGAAGGGTGACCAGAACGGCTCGCGCCTGAAAGCGCTCGCGTGGGTCGGCGAGGACGGCGCGCGGCAAACGATCGCAGGCGTCTTCCGTGACGTGCAGCTCGGCACCGATTGCACGTTCAGCTTCGCGGTCGACGGCTCGCGTCGTTGCCTGCCTATCGCACCCTTCGGCTACCCCGCCGCGCGGCTGGACGACACGCTCTTCGCAGACGCGTCGTGCTCGGTGCAGGCCGTGGTGATCTCGAAGGGCAGCACGCCCGGCAAGTTCTTCTCGAGCAGCCGAGGGATCTTCACGGTGACCGGCGCGCTCGTCGGCGACCACTGGCGACGCAACGGGAACGAGTGCAAGATCGGCATTCCGAGCGACCTGTCGGGCGACGCGTACGTGCTCGGCGCCGAGGTGCCGTTCTCATCGTTCGTCGCAGGCCGCGTCGAGGTCTCGCCCTAAGCGCGCAGTCGCTCGACGATAGCCGCGGGCTGCACATTCTCGACGTACTCACGCGGCGGCTGCGCCGATTCCCCGAGCACCTCCGCGAGCGACGCGAGGGCGAGATCGTAGCGCGCGCGGCAGCGAGGGACGGACACCGTCTCGAGCGCGGTCGTGAGCTCGTCGCACGTGATCAGGCCGTCGTGATCGAGGTCGAGCCACCTGTTCGCGCGGTACTGCGGGCCGCTCTCGAGCTCCCCGTACACGACACCGTCGACGCGAGCGAGGTGCGCGGGCGCGAGGTTCGCGGCCCAAAGGTGGCCGGCGCTCCTCCAGCGCTCGAAGCCGAAGAGCTTCCGCTTCGCGGCGAAGTACCGCGCGGTGTACTCGATCTGCACCTCGGGCGCGGCCTTGCAGAACGCACCGCGCGTCGCCTGATCCCAACCAAGCGAGCGGAGCTCCGACGAGCCGATCTGCGTCAGGCCCTGGTACCCGTGCGCGTTGGGGCGCTCCATCAGGATCAGGTCGCACTCGCCTGCGATGAGCGTGATCATGGCGCGGGGCGACCACGCGCCTTCGTCCCCGAGGCGAACGAGCGACTCGAAGAACGGACGCGCACGGGGCAGCGTGAGCCATTCCCCGCCCGGGGGAATCATCGCAGGCACCGCACGCGCTCCGCGCCGCTCGTCGAGACGTAGTGCTCGCAGCGCGTGCACGGGTCGTACACCTCTCGCTGCCGCGCGAGCTCGCACATGGGGACGCACTGCCCCGCGACGCGCGGATCCGGATCGAGGCACCCCGCGGCAGCGCGCGACGCGCAGTCGGCCTCGCAGGTGCGCCGGCCTCCGTCGCCCGAGTCGGCCTCGGGCGCGGTCGGGTGCGGGGAAGGGACGCACGCGACGAGCAGCGCGGAGAGGACGACGGCGCGTGCGATCATAGGAGCACCTGCGGAGCGAGCTTGACGACGTACTTGTTGCGGCAGCGCGCGAGGAAGTGCCGCCAAGCGATGATCGAGATCCCGTTGCGGCCCCACGTGCGGCCCCACGAATTGATAATCAGCAACCCTTCGAGCGTGTAGCCGGCTGCGAATTGCGCGTGTCCGCCTTTGAGCTCGCCCTTGGGGCCCGTCCAGACGCCGCCGTGGTAATCCTCATACGACGCGTCGACGTCCATCGCGAAGAACACGAAGTGCTTCGCGTTGATCGCCTTCATCACGGCAAGGCGCTGAGCCTCGCCCGTCTCGTCGATGCGGTAGATCCCCTCGACGACAGAGAGCGATCCGGCTTCGAGCACCTCTTGCCCGAGCGGCTTCGTGATGTCGCTGTCCTCGGGGCAGCGCTCGCGGTCGACGACGCCGAAGGTGCTGATCCAATCGACGGCCTTCTCGGGGTACGAGCCGCGGTCGGGGAGCGTCCTCGCGTGCGGGAGCTCGAGCTGCAGCGCGCCCTTGTAGATCGCACGCTGGCTCACCCGGATCTTCACGCCCGCGGCGTCGGCCGTCGCGTCGATCGCGCCGCCGAGCGCGTGCCCGACGCAGCCCTCGTCTTCCTGATCGACGCGCTCGACCGCGTGCTCGGTGTTGTCGACCTCGGGAGGAAGCGCGCCGCCCGTGCGCATGAAGCCGAGCAGCCCGACGGGCGCGCCGCGCGGCTCAGCGTTCGGGTCGTACAGCGCGCCGCCTGTGCGAAAGCTCACTTGCGCGCCTTGCGCTTCGCTGCGTCGGCGTCGGCGCCGACGAACTCGCAGCGCTCGGGAAGCGAACGCGTGCACGCGTAGCCGTCGGTCGGGCAGACCTCGTCTCCGCAGTGCAGGTCGTACGAGGGCGGGCGCGGCTCGAATCGGAACGCGGGCGAGTTACACGCGACCGCGAAGAACGCAGACGCGCAGGCGACGAGAGCGAACAGGGGAATCGACTTCATTGGACTACCTCACGACACGAAGCCGCTCGAGCGCGTCCCGCGGTGCGGGCGTTCTCGGCGGTGGGATGGATCAGGTAAAAGAAGCGCTCGACGATCATCGGGCACTTCTCGACGATCTTGTCGTCGGGGAGCTCGGCGTGCAGCACGATGCACCCGACGTCGGCCGCGACCTCGGCAGCGTCGGTCGCCTGCCGCGCGGTGCACGAGCTCGTCGCGAGGACGAGCACGCAGGCTGCGAGGGCGCGCTTCACGACTTGCCTTTGCGCATGCCAGCCGCGGTCTTCGCCGCGTCCTCGTCGCCGATGGCTGCGATGAGCTTCCATGCGATGGCAACGATCGACGCCGCGCCGGTCTGGCGCTCGACGATCGTGCCCGGCATGCAACAGAGCACCACGACCGCGCCGATGATCGAGGTGAACGCCACGATCGCTTTGCGCGACTTGTACAATTCCGCGATTGCGTCCTTCATTCGGCGGTCGCTCCCTCGCGCTCGACGCGCGCTGTCTCGTGCCACGCGTGGTGGCGTTCCAATTGCGCTTCGACGTGCTCGACGCGCTTCTCGAGGTGCTCGACGCGCATCTCTTGCCCGCGCATATAGCGCCCGACCTCGAACGCCTTCGAGACCACGACGACCGCTGCGCCGATGACAGCAGCCGAGGCCGTCCCGACCATGCCGATCAGCGCGACGATGGGGACGTCGAGCGTCACAACATCTCCGTTGCGTAAAGCTTCTCGAGAAGCGCTTTGAGCTGCCCTTGCTCTGCTGCCGAGAAGGCCGTCGAGTCGACGACGCGCTTTTCGACGACGGCCTCGCCTTCGGTGATTCGGAAGCGCGGTCCCTTCGGCGTGGTTGCCGCGTCCCCGGGGAAGAATGAGATCATTGCGTTGGCGAAAGACACGTCGCGCGTCACCGCAGGAACAACGACCTTCGCTTTGGTGCCTGTCGTGACGAGCGCTGTAATCTCCGCGGTCGTCTTTCCGTTTACGTCTGCCATGGTCGTGCTCCTTCAGGGCGGTCCAATCGTGGTGACTGTTCCGGACGTGCCGCGGTACTTCAGCGCGCCGGCCTCGACGTACAGGATCCCGCCGCTAACCGGATTCGCTGTCGGGGCAGTCGCTGCGTTACCGATGTAGATGACGAGGTCGCCGGTGTTCGTCGGCATCTCCGTCGTGGTGATCGCGGAGGGACGAACGAGCGAGAGCACGCGCGACGCAGCGGTGCCGCTCGCCTGCACGTCGCAGGCCTCGACCATGTTCTCCGAGGTCGAAGCGTTGAGTTGCAAGCGCACCGCGCCGCGCTTGCCGGTCGTGCCCTGTCGCGCACCGCCCTGAAGTTGCAGAGCCCCGCCGGAGACGTTCGTCGAGGCCGAGGCGAAGGCGCTCTGGGCTTGCACCGTGAGCGCGTTCGTCGCCGCGTCGCTACCTTTCGTCCCCTGGTTGATCGAGGGCGACGCCGCGTTTGGATCGAATTGAACATTCGGAGCGAGCAGCGAAGCCGTCGCCGAGTTCAGATTCAGGTAGGTCGTTGTCCCGATCTGGAGACGGACGCTCGCCGAACCGCGCAGTAGCAAGTTTCCGCTGTTCGTCCCGTCGCCGACGATAGTTTGATTGCTCGAGTCGACCGTGAGGAACGACACGTCGGCGCTGTTCGCTGCGTTGCGAGCCCCAAACGTGAACGCATTCGGCAAGCGAACCGTGCCAGCGCTCGCGCGCGGCGTAGCGCCGAGGAGCGCCGCGCCGGTCGTCGTGAGGTTCTGCGATCCGAAGTCGGTACCCCACGCGGGATTCGCGCCCGTGCCGCCCGTGACAAGCGCCTGCCCGCTCGTTCCCGCGCCGAGGCGCACGTACGCGCTCGAGCCGCGGTAGACGATGTCCCCCTGCGCGTCCGACCCCATCGTCAGGCCGGTGACGGTCGGAGAGCTCGCAGTGCCGCCGAGGTTCCCCGTCAGGCGCACGATCCCGTTCGTGCTCCCCGTCGCGTCGGGGAGGTTCGCGACCGGCACTGTCGCGGTGTCGACGAGCAATCCGCCCGTCGAAGTCGTGACGACGCGCGAGGTCGTGAAGCCAGGAATCGTGACGCCCGACGAGTCGAGCTTCACCTTCTCGAGCGAATTGACTTGGAAGCTGAGATTGCCTGCCGACGCGGTGCCGAAGATCAGGCCGGCGTTCAGCGTCCCGCCGTACGTGATCTGATCGCTGGCGTTCGTCGACGCGATGTTGAGGTTTCCCGACCCCGCGTTGTTCAGCGCGCGGATCGACGAGAGCGAGCCGAGCCTAAGATTGCCCGTGCTCGAGAGCGACGACCCGATTCCGACGTAGCCGGACGTCGTGACGTTGTTCGCGCCGAAGTTCGTTCCCCACGCGGGGTCTGCGCCGGTGCCGCCCGTGATGAGCGCTTGCCCTGATGTCCCCGCGGCAAGCCGTGCATAGGCGCTCGCGCCGCGGTAGGGGACGTCCCCGCGCGCGTCGCTGCCGAAGGTCAAGTTCTGCACCGTCGGCGCGCTGAACGTCCCCGCGAGGTCGCCAGCGAGGACGATTACCCCCGCATCGGTCGTCGTCGCACGCCGGACGGTCGGCGCTTGGTACGTGCCGCCGAGGTCGTTCGAGAGCGCGACGATCCCTGCATCGGTCGTCGACGCACGGCGCACGCTCGGGTTGGGATAGGTGCCGGTGAGGTCTCCGCCCGCCGCGCCGCTCGGTGCACCACCCGCGGGCGCCTGCCACGTCGCCGACGCGGTGCCGGTCGACGTGACGACCTGCCCGCTCGCGTCCGGCGCGCCGGTGACGTTGACGCCGGGAAGGCCTCCCGAGACCGGGGTGTGGACGTAGCCTCCCGCGCCGACACGGCCGTCCGCGTCGCTGACATCGTCGATCGGCGCGACGCAGCCTGTCGCCAGTAGTCCGACGACGGCGAGCCACGCGTAGAAAAGGATTCGCTTCGTGGCGCTCATCGGACCGTCCTTCCACCCACGCGCACGACCATGGAGCCGGTACCCGACGTGCTCACGTACGCAAGGCGCATCCATCGGACGAATTGATCCGTCGTCGAGAGCACGTACGACCCTGCTCCATTGACTGCGAGCGACGCGTCACCGACGTCTGCCCAATTGGAGATGTCCGTCGCGGCGTGCTCTCCGGCCTCGGGGATTGTTCCCGCGTCGTTCGAGCACTGCAGCTTCAGCTCTCCGATGGGCGAGCCGGTGATCACGCAGTGGAACGAGACGCCTTGCAGCCTGTCGGCGAGGAGCGGATTCGACGACTTGTCGGCGTCGATCGTGGTCGCGGCCATCAGCTCGTAATTCACGTTTCCCATACGACCTCGATTCAGCCAATCAGCCACGACCGATAGACGGCACCGGCAAAGAAGGTCGCTTTCGGAAGCAGTGCGACCCCGTACGCGTTGCCTCCGCCCGACAGGAAGTTCCCATACGCCTCGGTATGCAGGCTCTCGAAGTTCAATCCGTCGGGGCTCCACTCGAAGTGGAGACTCGAGCCGTCGTCGCGAATGCGAAGAAAGAGCTCGGCGCCGAGCGGCGGCACCCAAGGGACATTCAGGTTTACCGTCGACGATACCGTGGTCGTATTCGACCATCGCGTGATCGAAAGGCCGGTCGTGAAGTCGAGCTGAAGCGATATGTACTTCCCGCTGCCGTCCGTGACGCATATGCCTTCGCGAGCGCCGCTCGTTTGCGGCTGGCTTAGCGAGTAGATCGCGACAGTGAGCGACTGCCCGCTCGACTTCGCCAGCGTTCCGCCGGCAAGCCGCGCCGAGCCGGCGTTCGCGCTCGCCTCGACTGCACCCTTCGCGCCGCCGAGACTGACGCTCGTTCCGAACGGCGTGAAGGACGACGTGTCGACGGAGGTGCCGACGATCGGGCCGCGCCCGACGAGCGGCCTCCACGTCGAGCCGTCGTCGATCCAATCCCCGTAGCCGTCCGTCGGCGTGTAGCGCCGGCCGGCGTTCCCTGCGGAGGGCCGCGACGCGTACGCGCCGATTCCGTTGTCGACGCCGTCCGCGCCCGCGAGACCGCCAGGCGAGACCTTGCTGAGCGCCGCGACGCTCGTCGTCGGCGAGGCGTTCCCGTCGTAGCCGAGGTTCGTCAGCGTTGCGTGCGTGGCGTTCGTGATCGCAGACACGCGGTAGTACCCGCCCGTGGCGACGTAGACGATCTGCCCGACGGACATCCACGTCGTGCTCGAGAGCGAGATGGCGACGGTCGCCGACACCGCAGGCTGCGTGAACGCGGCGCGCGTCGTGCTGAACGCGGGCCCGTTCGCGAGCGCGACTTCGGTCCTGCCGGTCTCTTCGTTGTCGTTCACGATGAAGTCGGCGCTAAACGCGAGCGCGTTACGCGCGACGAGCTCGACGCCCGCAGCGAAGATGGTGCGAATCCCGTAGATCAATTCGTCGAGACCACTCATTGCGTCCTCACGGTCGGATCAGGCGGGCGCGAATTGAGCGAGCGCGAACATAGGAGTCGGTGCCCCCGCCACCCGTGCGGCCTTGCACTTGGATCGTCACGCTCCCCGTGCCGTAGTCGTCGCTGGTGACGACGTACTGAGCGATCAGCGTGTACGGGATCGAGGCGATCTCGTTCGACGTCGCAATGCTGAGATCTGCCGTCGGATAGGTTGCGGAGGCAAAGCCCACGACCGCACGGGCGCGGTACTGCACCGTGCTCGACAGGCTCGTTTCGACGATTCCAGAGATCTCGTACTCGATTATGTCGCCCTCTTGGACGTCCGGGATCACGAGGGTCGCGGTCGGGATGTCGATGTACGATCCGGAGTCGTTCGTGACAGAGGCCGTCCCCTCGACGAGCTCGGAAAAGTACGTGCCGATTATCGCGTTCGGGATTCGGATGATTGGCACGCGCGCGTCTGCGTCGAGCCTCGGAATACCCTTCGCGACGTCGAGGGTGTCGAGTGCGACGTTGAACCACGCGCCCGTATTCCCGTCGTCTCGGGCGACGAACGGCAGATCGTCCGCGGTGCCGTCCGCGAGCTTGAAGACGAACAGGCCTTTCCGACGAACAGTGGCGAGCGCGCCGTCGCTCGGTGCCGCGACAGCAGTCATTGCGGCAACGTCGGCGTACACGACGACGCGGCGCTTCTTCAGCCACACCGTGCGATCGGCGAGGGCCTCGAAGCCGACGTTCACGTCGACCGCGTTGATCCCGGGGCCATCTCCGTCCGCGGGGACGTCGAAGCTCGTCGGGAAGTTGTCCTCGTCTCCGTCGACCGTGTCACTCACGATGTGCCCTTCCAATAACGAGCGGTGGCGAGTCTTGCGGGTACCTGCACCCCTCCGACGTTCTTCGACCAACGGCCCCAGAGGCCATCAGGCAGGCCGGGCGAAAGCGCCGCAGCCTCGGGGTCGAAGCTCGCGGGGTCGAACGCGATCACGATGTTGACGCAGCGAGTGCCTGCGGGTTTCCAGTCAGCGACGAGCGCCCGAATCGTCTGCACTTGATCGCGCGTAGCGGTCGAGCCCCAAGTGCCTTCACCACCGCCCCAATCGGGGCCGCTCGAATCGCCCCAATCCCAAGCGCGCTCGGTCCAAAGAGAAGCAGGCGGATGGATGATTACCCAAAAGCGCGACCACTTTTCAGCGTAACCATCCCAATCCCAATTGCCATGTTTCAAAGAGAAACTTCGCGTCCCGTCGGCGGCGCGCACGAACCAATTCCCGCGATTGTCGACCGTCTTGAAGACGCAACCCGCGCCGGTGTACTCCGCGAGCTTCTGCATCAGCGTGAACGGGTTGCCGGCCGTCTTGCGATCGTCGAGCCATGCGATCAGTCGCAGCGCGTACGACGCGGCCGACTCATCGATCCCGCGCACTACGCGCCGATCGCGGCCGATCGCTGCGAGTGCGTCAGGCGGCGCAAGCTCCCCGTTCGGGCCGTTCTGCGGGAAGCGCGCGAGAAGCCCGAGGAGCGCACGACGCACGTACGCGTCTTTCACGAGGTCGAGCGAGTAGCCGACCTTCCCGCCCTCCCCGTCGGTGAGCCAACGCGGCGCGAGGAATTGACGAATGCGACGAAACGACTGCGAGACGGACATGACTACCTCACGGATCGTCGACGAGGTGCACCGTGGGCGTGACGACACCGAGCGAAGCGACCTGCCCGCGCGTAAGGGACGTGTCGCTCGCGGGCGCGGTGACGGTGACGCGAAACGCCTGCGGGAAGACGCCGCGAATCGTGCTCTCGATCAGCGACTTATAGAGCTTGCCCGACGTGTCCGGCGGAATGATGTCTCCACCGATCGGCCGCGTGGAGAACATCGTCCCGAGCGCTGTTTCGATCGCGGCTTCGACCTCGGCTGTCGTCTTGTTCGACGATCGGTAGAGCCAAAGCTCGTAAGTCACGGCGACAACGACGGCGCTCGCGGTGTCGACCGTCGGCGTGATGCAGAGCGGGGTCGCATACGTCGTGATCGCTGCGTCGACGTCGTCGACGTCGTCGCCCGAGACCGCGCCCGACGCGCCCGCGACGTACACGAGCACCTCGCCCGTGTCGCTGTCGGGGTAGACGCGCACCCTCGTGATCGCATTCGTTCCCGTCAGCGCCGCGTTCCGAGCGACGTAGCTGTACGCGTCGCGCGGGCCGTTCGGGCTGAGCGATCCGAGCTTGTCGCGGCACTGCTGCTTCGTCGTGTCGTCGGATTGCTTGTCGGTGCCGACGGCCGCGCTCGCGTTGGAGCACGTGACGCCGAGCAGCGTCGTGACGAGCGAGTCGATCTCGCCCGCGCCCGCGGAGCTCCCCGACCCTGCCTCGTCGGCCTCGACGTCGACGACGAGCGTCGTCGCGGGGCCCGACGTGAGGGTGCCGCCCGACGTGTTGTGATACGTCTTGCCGTTCGTCGTCGACTTGAAGGTGAGATCGCCTGCCTCGATTACGTAAACGCCCCCGCCGTTGTTCGTGAGGGTCACCGACGTCGCTGCGAAGGACGCTGCGGGGACGTCGACGTTGAACACCTGCTTAGCGAGGATCTCGAGCCAATCCTCCGACGCGTAATCGAGGAAGCCGCTCGAGATGAAGCCTGCGACCATCTTCTCGAGCGTCGAGAGCTCCTCGGCTTCGACGTGATAGAGGCTGCGCGTCGGGTCGCCCGCAAGCCATGACGACGTGTCGACGCCGACCGACGCCGCGACCCGAAGTGCGAGCGCGTAGATCTGCTCTTTCGTCTGCGTGCTGATGAGCGAGGAAAGGGAAAGCACGTCAGGCCTCCGTCACGATGTCGAGAAGGTCGACGGACAATTCGCCGACCGCGAGTACGAGCGTGAATGGTCCCTCGCGCGTGACAGCTTCGATTGTGACGTCGAGCATCGAGCTCGGGCCGTTCGTCATGACCACGACCTCGACGTTGACCGTCTCGATCCGCTCGTCCTTCAGCAGCTCGTTCCGGATGCGCCCGCCGATCGACGCAGCTTGCGACTTCGTCGTGACGCTGCCGATCGTCTCGAGCAAGTCGAATCCGTAGTTCGCCTCGTCTTCGCCTCCGCGAAGCATGCCGCGCGGGGTCGTGAGCCTGCGATACGCGGCCTCCGCGACGAGGCGCACGCCCGACACGCGCTGCCCCGGGCGAAGCGCGTTCGTGCACGAGGTGTCGACGCCGAAGGACGTCACGTGACGCTCCCCGTTCCCGTCACCGGCGATCCGGGCGACGCCGAAACGAGCGCCGTCGGCAGCACGACGGCGTGTCCGGTGATCTCGTTCAGGATCGACGACACGATAGCGTGACAGAGCTGCGTCAACTCGGGGCCCGCGTGCGCGTTCAGCGGGGGATTCGTGAGTGCACTTGCCATAACGGCAGCGGCGCGATCGATGTCGAGTGCCATTATGCTTTCACCTTCGATTGCGTCGTTCCGACAGCGAAGATCCCGCCTGCAAGGTCGCCCGCGCGGGCGACGGGCAGCGCGCCCTCGCCGAGCTTCACGAACGTCTGCGCGTCGATCTCAGTGACGACGGGCCGGAAGCCTTCCCCGTCCGCATCCTCGAAGGCGACGACCTCGGGCCGCGCGGGGTCGGCATTGACCCACGTGACGAGCACGCGCGAGCCGAGCGCGAGCTGCGACTTCGCGCCGCTGAGCCCCGGGCGCACCGGCACGCGCTGAAGGTCGGGCATGCCCGTCGAAACGAGCACCGGCTGCAGATTGGCGCGATTCCCGTCGAGCGTCACAACGCGGTACTCGAAGGTTCCGCGGAACGTGCGATCGGGGTCGAGCTGATCGAGTAGTGCGCGGTATGCGTCGAGAATGCGCGAGCTCGTCGCGACGCCGCGCCCGTAGATCGTGGTGCGAAGGCCGGTCTCTGCGTCGAGAGAGTGCATCACGTCGATCGCTTCGATCCCGTCGACGACCGCGCCGGGGACTAGCGGCGCGAGCTGCTCGGCAGCGAGCACGAGACGCCTGCCTGCGCGGTCGATCTGCGAGACGCGGACGGCCTTGCCGGTGTACTGCGAGACCGCGCGCCGACCGAGGCGCGTCACGCCGTCTTCGCCAATGTACCACGCCGACGGTGCTATCTGCTCGAGCACGCGGCGCGCGGGGCCCTCGGGGCGTGTCCACGCAGGACCGAGCCTCTCCGTCGACGACGACTCGAAGACTTCGCCTGCCTCGCGCGCAGCGTCGCCGACGACGGTCGCTAGCTTCACGCCGAATCGCTCGTTTTCGTATGAGCGTTTCGGGAGAGGCTTGCCCCAACCGCCTTTGCCTCCGACGATCCGATAGTCGGAGCGACCGAACGCTGCGCCCCCCGCGAGCACCGTCCCTTGAAAGGAGACGTCGGCGAGCGCGAGCGTCACCGCGCCTGTGAGGGTGTGCTCTCCGTCGAGCGAGAGATCGGCGTACCACGCGCCCCACGCGTGCAGATACACCCGCGCGCGCAGCACGCGCTTGTCTGCGAGGGTCGCGATCAGCCCCATGGCGTGGCTCGGTACTGATTCGTAAGCCGGTCGATCTCCGACAGCGCGGCCGCTTCAGGGTCGGCTTTCGCCTTTGCCTTCGCGCCCGTCGGCGTGCCGCCTGCAGGCTTCGGCGCGCGGTACTCTTGGAACTTCACCGCGACCGTCTGCCCGCCTTTGCCGTCGTGGATGACACCCGCGACGGCTGCTTTGCAGACGCTCGTGATCGGCGGTGTCTGCGACGCGAGGTCGGGGTGATAGATGTCGAGCGCCTTCGGCTTAGGTCCCGAGACGGTCGACTCGATCACGCGCAGGAACGCTTCCCAATCCTCGAAGTCGTCGATGCCAAGCGAGTCGTCACGCACGAGGTAGAAGCTCGCGGTGAACTCGATCGGCGGAACCTCTTTCATGGTCGTCGTCGCGCCCGTGAGCCCGGGGCCCTTCTTGACGTCCCACGTGATCTTCCGGTCGTGACCCGAGAGCGTGACCTTCCCGGGCGAGACGACTCCGCCGAGCTCGATTGCGTTGAAGAGCTCCTCATGATCGATCGGGTTGGGCGCGCTCACGTCGGCACCACTGCGCCGAGTTGCACTGCTGCGCCTTCGGTGAGATCGATCAGCACCTGGCGGACCTTCTCTGCGATGTCCTCCGCGGTGCCGCCCGCGGCCTGGATCGTGATCTGGTACGTAATCGCGCCGGCTGCGCTTCCGCTGTCCTTCCCCGACGGCGCGGACGCGCTCGGCTCGGGCGGCGCGACGAGGTCTGTCATCGCGGCTTCGACACTGCCGCTCGAGCCCTCGATCCCTTGCGTCATGCCCTGCGCGGTGAACGCGCCGATCTCCGCGAAGACCTTGCTAGGGCTAGCGATCCCGAGCGCGTTCTTCGCGGCAGTGACGACCCCGTCGGCGACGTTCGACACCGCTGCGAAAGCAGCACTCGCGCCCGACGTGATGCCTCCGACGAGGCCGTCGATGATCCGCGCGCCGACGTCGACGAGCGAGATCGTCGAGAAGATGTCAACGAGGGTCGACGCGAAGATCGTGAGGCTCGTCCACGCCGATTGGACGCCGGTGACGACGCTCGTTACGAGGTTCGACCCGAACTCGTAGATCTTCGCGCCTGCGTACGCCGCGCCCGCCGCGATGGCTGCGAAGAGCGCGATCGGCACGACGATGGCTGCGGCAACCTGCGCGAGCACCACGACCACGGCAGCGACGCCCGCGGCGAAGACAGCGAGACCGATTGCCGCGACGACCGCGAAGGCCTCGCCGACCTTGACGATCGTCGAGCCGAACGGCTTGATCGCGATCAGCGCCTTCAGGGTGAGGATCTCGAATTGCAGGAACGCGTGACGCAGCACGGGGACGAGCCCCGTCGCGCCATCGACGACCGGCTGAAAGAACGACTCGAAGACGACCTTGATCGCGCGGCCGCTCGCGGCGCTCTCGTCGAACGTCCCGACGAGCACCGAGAGCTGCTCGAGCAACGCGTCGATCTTGAGCCCCGAGAAAAGGCTCGTGAGGCCGCTCTTCAGGCGCTTTTGCGACTGCTCGAGCGAAGTCATCTGCGATTGCCATTCGGGCCCGAACTTCAGCTTCGCGGCCGCGACCGCGTTGCGCTCGAGCGTGTCGCTCAGCTCCTTCCCTCGAAGGCCGCTCTTCGCGAGCTCGCTTGCCATCGAAGTGAGCTCGTCGGTCGTCTGCGGGACGCGCTTCGCGAGCGACGTGATCGCGGAGTCGAGCTCGCGCCCGCCCTCGACCGAGTGCGCGATTCCCGCGGCGAGCAGCCCCTGCGTGCGCGCGGCGTCCGCGAGGCCGACGGCCCATGCAGCGACATGCACGACGGCAGCGGCCGCCGCGACAGCGACGGCTGCGACGGCGGTCGCGATTGCGACGACCGCGACCGCGATTGCAGCGTACGGGCCGGCCGCGCCGAGCGCGCGGCTCATCTTATCCCACGCGCCTTTCAGCTCGAAGGCCTTCTGCCCCGCGGCGCCGAGCGGCCCGCCGAGCTTCCCGAGGCTCGACGCGAGGAGCTCGTTCGCCGCGTATCCCTCGGCTTGGCTTTTCTTCTGCGCGTCGGTCGCCTTCTTCGCGGAGGCCTGCGCGGCCGTCAACGCTTCGACTTGCTTGTCTGCCGACGCCGCGGAGTCGCGGAGCTTGTCGAGCGCCGTCGCTTCCCCGTCGAGTGCGAGCTTCGCGGCCGAGACGGCCTTCGAGGCCTCGCCTTGCCGCGCGATCAAGTTCTCGAGCTTCTTCCCGCTCGCGCTCTCCATGGCGACGTTGATCCGCTCGAGCGCCTTCGACGCGCGGTCGTATGCAGTCTCGGCTTGCTTGTAAGCGACCTCGCCCGCCTGCACCGACTTCGCCGCGTCGATCGCGGTCTTGCTCGCGGTGTCGAGTCGCTGCGCGAAGCGGTCGAGCAGATCCGCGGCCGACTGGACGCCTTCGGCCTTTACGGCAAGGTCGATATCGAAGGTCGTTCCGTCGGCCATGGTGCTACTTGCTCAATTGCTTTCGGATGAGACACAACACGTCGGCGACAACGAAAGCCGCGGCCTTCGCGTCGGTCTCTTCCTCGCCTCGCGCCCAAGACAGCAAGCATTCGGCAAGCGCGCCGGGCGAGCGCTTCGCGGCGTCGACGCGCTCGCTTAGTCTTTTCCCTCTTCGACCTCGTTCGCCTCGACGAGCTTGGCGGCGCGGATCGCGACGGAAAGCAGCAGGCCTGGAAACTCTTCGAGCATCGCCTTCCGCGCGTCGGGCTCGGGGTAGACCCAGCACGTTTCCCCGAGCTCGTTCTCGGCGTCGCGCCGCGCCTTCGGATCGTTCGCCTTCGACGCGCGCGAGACGCGGTCGCAAAAGCGCTTGTACTGCACCGCGGACGGCGTGCGCAGCACGATGAAGGTCGGGTGCGGCGGCACGAAGCGCTCGACGTCGAGGCGCGCGACGCGCCCGTCGCCATGCTCGCTCTCGAGCGCGTCGAGCGCTTCGAGGTCGACTGCGAATTGCGCCTCGCGCGCTGCCGCGATTGCGACCTTGCGGGCCGCACGCTTCTCTTCGATCTCCGCGATCTTTGCCTTGGCATCCATCACACGAGCACCACTTCTTTCCCGTCGATGATCTGCGCGACCTGAATCGGATTCAGGGTTACTTCGATCTTGTCGGCGTCGGGACCTTCCTTCATGTCGTCCGCGTCGCCGAGGTACCTGCACCCCGTGATCTTCGTCGTGTAGATCTCGGTCTCCCCGATCGGGGTGTGCTGAATGAGAATGTCGAACGCGACGACTCCGATGATCACCTGATTGCCGCGCGTCGGGGCGTTCTTCATCAGCGACTTGATCAGCTTCCGAAGGCCGCTTCGGTAGAACGTCGCCGACGCTTCCTGCGAGCCTTGCCCCGCCGTGCGCTTCATCGTGCGCCCGCCGGTGCCTTTCTGCTCGCCGACGTCGACCTTACGGCCCCACTTGATCGCGGCGATATCCGTCATCTCGACGAGGTCGCCTCCGTCGACGGTCGCAGTGACTTCGATGTCGGCCCACGACGGCGCGAAGTCGTTGATCGACGGGTATGCCTGATTCGTCATGGTGATCCTGCTTTCAGCCGCCCGTTGCGACGCGGACGCGAGTCGTGATCTTCTCGAGGGTGCCGTTCAATTCGAGGAACAGCGTTCCCGTGAGCTCGGCTGCGGGGACGTTCAACACGTCGGTTTTGCTGGCGACCCAAACCGCTTTGCTCGCGCGCGGTCCCTCGGCGCCATTCTTCAGCAGGTTATTCTGAAGCTGCGTGTTCACGCGCTCTTCGATCTTCTGCAGCGACGCCGACGAGCCGGTGCCGTCGTCGTTCAGGATCAGCACCTGCCCGATCGCGTTCTCGGTCTCGGCTTGCGTCACCGAGCACGCGAGGTTCGCGACCGCCATGTTGTGCGTGCGCGAGAGCAGCGAACCCTCGGTCGCGCGCGTCAGCGACAGCGCGACGAAAGCGCCGTTCGGGCCGTTGCTGTACGTGCGAAGGCACGTGAAGCGGGCCGCGAGCGCGCCGCCGTCGTTCAGCTCGTCGAACTCGACGACACGTCCCGCGCCGTCGGTGAGATCCCATCCGTCGAGCGGGCCGTCCGACTTGCGCCAGCACGGGATCTGCAGGTCGTGCTCGTACTCGCGCACCGACGCGCCCCACGCAGCCGGGCGACGGAACATCCACCCCGTGATCGGGGAGAGCTTCCGCGCACGCCCGAGCGAGAGGTCGATCCGCGACTGCGCGTCGACGGACGAGAACGCGGTGTCCATCGCTGCGACGTAGGCTGCGACCGTCTCGCCCGCGGTCGCGGTGACTGCGTCGCTGCGGATTGCCTCCGCGGCGAGGTCGGTCGTGCCGAACGTCAGCACCGTCGCGCTGAGCGACGCAATCGCGCCTGTGACGTTGTTCGACGAGGTGCCTGCGAAGGTCACGACATCGCCAACCGCGAAGCCGTCGGCGAGCCACGATCCCGAGGAGCGCGTTACGGTGTCGCCCGTCCCTCCGACCTCGGCAAAGGTGAGGGTCGGCGAGGCCGTGACGGTGCAGTCGGAGACCGGCCCCTCTGCGGCGAGATCGGTCGTTCCGAGCGTGATCACGGTCGCGCTGAGCGACGCAATCGCACCGGTGACGTTGTTCGACGAGCTCCCTGCGACCGTGATCGTGTCGCCGACCGCGAAGCCGTCCGTGATCCACGACCCCGAGGAGCGCGTGATCGTGTCGCCCGTCCCTCCGACCTCCGCAAACGTGAGGGTCGGCGTGCCGGTCATGCGCTTGGTGATCCGGCTCATCTCCGCGAGGGGAAGCCGGTCGCGGACGCTCGAGCGCGCGAACACGTAACGGTCGCTCGACGAGGCGTATGCGTTCGCCTCCGTCGTCACGTATCCCGCGAAGGTGCTGTTCGGGAGATCGCCGGCGATGAGCCACGAACGCGCGGCCTTCTGCTGCACGGCAAGCGCGGCGCGCGCCGCGGCGAGGCCTGTCCCATCCCACATCGGCGCGGACGTCGTGAAGGCATACGTGTCGCCCACGACGAGCGTGCCTGCACCGAACGAGATGACGATCCCGACGTACGGGACGGTGTAGCTCGACGCGGTGCCGAGCCGGACGCGCTTCGTCGTGCGCTGGCCGTCGAGCGAGAGGTCGAACGTGATCCCGGTCGTCCCGATCGTCCCGCCGTTGACGACGACGATCGACGCGTCGGTCTCTTCGAGAAAGCCGGCCGCGCCGGCCGCGACCGAGATCGCGCTCGTCCCCGAAACGCCGGTCGAGTCGACGCGCCCGAGCACGCCCGCCGTCGCGGTCGGCAGGCCGATGAAGATCACCGGCTTCTTCGTCTTCTCGACGTGAAGCGCGACGTAATCCGCGCCTTGGCAATAGCCGTGCTGCGAGAGCACGCCCTTCGCGGACGCGTACACGCGCGGCGTGACGTCTGCGTTCTGCGCGACGCACGACATCACGACGACGTATCCCGTATTGCCCGCGAACGAGCCTGCCTCGTCGTCGATTACGACTGTCGCGCTCGGAAGATCTGCCATAGCTCTTTCCTTCTCAGCAGGCCGTTTCGGGCACTTGGTCCGACGGACCATGTGCGAGGGTGATTCGGTCGGAGCCGGTGATCGGAATACCCGACACCGAGGGACGGATATCTCCGTTCCACTTTTGCTCGAAGACGCCGCGCTCGACCGCGAACGAGAGCTCGTAAACCGCGCCGCCTGCGATCTCGCTCTTCGAGAGGTCTGCGAGCGGCACGAAGCGCCCGCCGGTGACCGACCACCCGTTTTTGCGGAGGCTGATCACCTTGTCGAGCGCGACGAGCACGAGGTCGAGCACGTGCTCGGCGCGGCGTCGATGCTCCCAATCGGTCGCGCTGAGCGCCGGGCTCTTTGCGTAGATCGTGACCTTCGCTGCGATGTTGCGGACGAATCGGTGCTTCGGATTGACGTGCTGCGAGCGCGGAGCGCGCACGAACGAGTCTCCGTCGTCGTGCTGGATGACGACGCGTTCCGGAAGAAACGAGGCAGGCTGCGTCGGCTCGGGGCCGTCGACGACGGGGAACGGACACCCCTGCGCGCCGAGCGCCGCGGCGAGTTCGACGCCGATCTCGTGAAGCATTACTGCCCCCTTTCGAGATGGTCGCGCGCCGTCGAGCTCGCGAGCTGCCGAAGCGCGTCCGAATACTGCTTCGGCAGCAGGTCGCGGCGCGGGTAGATCAGGCGCTTGCCGATCTGGTACTTGGCATACTTCACGCCGAGCGAGACTCGAATCTTGGTCCCGATCGCGACGTAGTGCACGAAGCGCTCGAGCGCGCCGGTCTTGCGCAGGGTGATCGTCTGGCCGTTCACGCCGGGCGCCCAAGGCGCGCCGTAGGGGTCGCGGCTCGCGTCGAACGATTCCTTCGCAAACGCCGAGATCTTCGGCGCGGCGCGCTCCGCGATATCCTGCGCGAGCACGCGCGGCAGCGCGCGCAGCCTCGCAGTGATCTTCGTCAGCGATGAGAGGTCGAGCGGGCGACTCATGGAAGCGTCCTTGACCCCCAACCGCGAGGATCTGCGCCAGCGACGGAGATCGACGAGGCGACCGCCTTGTTCGTGGGCGCGGTCGCGTTTGCGTCGCGCACGGGAATACCCTTCGACCATCGCTCGAGCTGCGCCTTCGCTGCTAGCTCGGCCTCGTTCACGGAAGCCGAGGTGTGTCCCGCGAGCTGCAGCAGCTTCTTTGCCGAGAGCTCCGCGACGATCGCCTTCACCACGACAGGCACGGGATCGACGAACGGCACCGCGTTCGCAGGCACGCAGCCGTCGACCCAACGGCTGTAGAACTCGATCACGTCGTCGAACGGCAGCGCCGTCGCGACGATCATGGAGACGCCGTTCGTCGTCAGATCGAGCGCCGCGCCGCCGTCGGTCGCGGCCACTTGAAACGTGGAATCGCTGAGCCGAATTGCGTAGTACGTCGTACCCGCGACGAGCGGCGAAGAGAGCGTGCCGCCCTCGGTCGCGCGAAACGCCACTTCGTTGCCGGTGTCGAAGCCGTGCGCGTCGAGCGTGATCACGTCGGTCGACGCGAGGGACGATTCGACCACGCGACCGGCGACACCGAGCGCGCCGCGGGTCAACCCGAAGCGGTACAGGTCTCCTCGCGTGCAGTAGAGATCGGCCACACCGCGAAAGGCCGGCGCTCGCGGTTTTCCGCGAAGCAGCCGGCCGATTGCAGCGGAGCGCTAGATCAGGCGCCCTTGATCTTGCGGATCGCGTGCGGGAAGCCGAGGCAGAAGCCGTAGTGGATGTGCGAGGACACCTTGATCCGGCCCGTATCCTTGAAGAAGTCGCTCGACGTATCCCACTTTCGGAGCTGCAACGCAGCGTCCGGCGCGGTGTACCGCGCGGAGATCCACGGAGGCAGGCCGCTCGACGCGCGGAGCTTCGAGTCGACGAGATACCAATCGTTCGGATCGGTGAGCTCGGGGACGTGGATCACGTTGAAGCGACCCTTGAAGATATTGTTCGTCGCAGCGAACGAGCCGCTGTCCGTCTCGAGGATCATGTCCTTCGCGAGCTTGTTCTTCAGCTTCTCGGCCTTCTGCGTCGGCACGAGGATCGTGTCGGGCTCGATGTCGAGCTTCTCGCCGTTCTCGTCGAGAACGCCTTGCATGCTGACGACCTCGGCTTCGAGGAGATCGAAGTCGAGCACGTCGATCCCGCTCGACTGGTAATTGCTCCACGTCGTGGAGGCCGGGTTGTTGAAGTCGGAGAGGTGCGTTGCAGAGAAGAAGTACGCGCCGTCGATCCCGTTCGTATTGTCCGCGGTCGCGCCCCACTTCGTGCCGCTCTCGCCGCCTTCGAGAAGGGTCGCGATCTTCCGATTACGGAAGCGCGCCTCGCCCTTCATCATGCGCTCGGGGCCCTTCTGCCAATTGCGGTAGGCGAAGACCTTCGTGAGGAGATCGAGATACTCGGCTTCGAGACCGGCCTGATACTCTGCGGTGCGAAGATCGAAGCTCTTCGCGAGCAGCGTCTTCATGCGCGGCTCGCCGCGGAACTCGGTGTACTTCATCGCGAGCGACCCGATCGGGAAGGTCGTCAGCGGCGCGTTCGTCGGGATCAGGTCGCCGAAGTCGGACCACGACGGCGGTTGATCGGCGCCGATCGACGCGATGTACCGATCGTCGAACTCGCGAAGCGCGGCTTGGTCGTCTGCGGGGAGCTTCGTATCGTCGAACAGAATCGGCATGGCGTGCGTCCTTCGGCTTTCAGATCAGGTCGAGTGCGCGGGCGATTCAGCTCGCGAGGCCGGCTGCGACGAGGATCGAGCGGAGCTCGTTCACCTTCGAGGCGAGGTCGGCGAAGTTGTCTCGGATCGGCGGGATGAGCGTCGCGACGAGGTCGTCGCGAAGCGCGTCTGCGGACGCGGGCGTGTCCGTCGGATTGGGGACGGCTGCGAGCGTGTTATTCGCGGTCCCTGCGACCGCAGTGAACGTCAGCACCGTCACCGCGGTTGCCGTCGCGCCGACTCCGAAGGCCGTGATGAAGACGCGAACGCGGCCGTCTTCCTCCATGCCTGCGAAGTACCCCGCGCGCTTCAGCGTGCCGCTCGCGTCGTTGTCGTAGACGGTGTGATCGTCCGCGGCGTACACCGGCGCGCCGACGAGCGTCGCGTCGCTGCACGCGTCTGTCGAGGTGCCGTTCGCGAAGCAAAAGATCTGATCGGTGCGCACGTCGCAGTAGACGTCCGCGTCGCTGCCGCCCGAATTGTCGATGTCGTGCACCGCGACACCGATCGTCGGTCCCGCGCCGGAGGTCGTCGCAGGGACGAGCATGCCGGTGCTCACGAGCTGAGCGACCTGCGTCCCCTTGTAAATCGTCGTCCCGCCGTCGACGGGGAGATAGATATTCCGCCCGCCCTTGCCGTATGCCTCGATGACAAGGCTCGTCGTTGCGTTGCTCATGTCGTCACTCCTTCGAGGCTCGGCGCGCGAGCTGCGCCGCGAACTTTTCCGGCTTGCAATTCGTCTCCGCACAGATTGCGAGCTGCGCGGCGCTGAGCGTGATGTGCTTCTCTCCGACGACGAACGTCGCCGAACCGTCGCCCGACCCCGCGGGCGGCTTCGCGCCTGTCCCTGCAGCCGGCTTCGCGCCGCGCGCGGTGCGCTGCTCGGTGACGCTCGCGCGGAGCTCTTCGAGAGGCATCTTGGCCCATCGCGGCTTCAGCGCGGTCGCCTTGTCGTCGGTCCACACCGTAGCGGGGAACTCGGCGCCGAGCTTGATCAGGTCGGTGCAGAGGCGCTTTCGCTCTGCGGAGTCGAGCGCCTCGCGCTCGGCTGCGAGCTTCGCAGTCGCCTTCTCGTTCTCGACGTACGCCGCGCGCCACACCTCGACTTCGGCGAGGCCTTCCGCGAGCGTCGGCTTCCCCGTCAATCGAGCGAGCTTCGCTGACGCAGCGACTTCGCCCTTCTTCTCGGCGTCGGGCGGCGCGTCGCCTTTCGCGGCGGGCGGCACGGCCGACTCTTCGACGGGCGCGCCGGATGCGGGCGCAGCGTCCTCGGCGCTCGAGCCCGACGCGGCCGCGGCGATCATCGCTTTGAGGATCTCGCCGCACTTCGCGGCGTCGCCCGCTTCGATTGCGTCGAGTGCGGCCTTTACTTGGGTGAGATCCATTCCTGATCCTTTGGACGCCGCGACGAGGGCGGGCGCGTTGCGCGTGGCTGGCATCGACACGAGTGCCGCGTTCAGCACTTCGGTAATTCGCATTGTCTCGGGGTCGAACAGCGCCGCGGGACTGATGTATCGCTGTCGCTTCTGAAGGAGCCGCGCCTCGCCATCAGCGGTCCAGCGAACATCGACGGCCCAAAGCGAGCCGTCGGGCCGTAGCTCGAGCCTGAACCAACCGCGCGCGTCGCGGGCGGTCGGGTCGGCGCAAGCGCCGTCGAGCATCTGATGCTCGAGATCGATCGCGTAATCGACACCCCAGCGCGCCGCGTTCTCCATTACGGATTGCGCAGCTTGCTCGTCGAACAGAAACGTCCCTTTCTCGGTGTCATTCAACCCGTGCACGAACAGGCGGAACTCCCGAGGGAGTGCGCCTGTCGCGCCGAGCGACAATGCGATCGGCCTCGTCGTAAAACGAGTGCTCATGTGAGCATTATGGTAGGCACGCGAATCCCGATTCGTAATTCAAAGAATCGCGTCGGCGCACATTACATGTCTGCGCGCGAGTGCTTACGTTGCGAGGGATGGGAGCACCTTCTAAGCGCGCGAAGCGCGTCCGCACGGCCTCTGAGTTCGACGCCGCCCGCCTCGTCGCGGCGCTCCCTAAACCGCGAGACGGCAGCGGCACGATCAACGCGTGGTCGCTGCAGCGCATCTTTCAGGCGCGCGAGGCGCAGATGCGCGGGAACTTCGTCTTCCCTGCGCGAATGGCCGAACAGATGCGCACCGATGATGCGCTGTTCGTCGCCTATCAGAATCGACTCGCGCCGCAGAAGGTGATCGAGACCGAGATCGTCGCTGCGCCCGGTGCGCGTGCTGCGAGCGTCGCCCTCGAAGCCGACGCGCTCTTTGGACCGAACGGCTTCGCGCTTCAGCCCGATACGCGCGTCGACATTCACGGGTGTCTCGTGAACCACGGGATCGCGTTCGCGACTATGCGCGCGCTCCCACGCGAGGACGGCTCGCGCGTCGACGCCGAGATCAATTACTGGCCGATCGAATACGTCCGATGGGACGACTTCTATCGCTGCTTCTTCGCGCGCGTCGACCTCGCGGAGACCGATCCGACGCTGCTGGCGAACTCTGCGATTGGTGGCGAGGTGCCGATCGTGCATGGGGACGGCCGATGGCTCGTTTTCCAAGGAAGCGAGGTGCTTCCGTTCCGGCACAACGCGACGATCCTCGCGGCCGCGCTCGTATGGGCGCGGCACGCGTTCGCCAATCGCGATTGGGCGAAAGGCTCGGTCGCGCACGGCAACGCGAAAGTGGTCGGTGAGCTCGCGGAAGGCGTGTCGCTTCAAAACCCGGACGGCTCGCTCAGCTCGGAGGCCTCGGCGTTTCTCGAGCTGCTGAAAGCCATCGCTTCCGAGGACATGCCTGCAGGCATTCGACCCGCAGGATCGAAGGTCGACTACCTGACGAACAACTCCAACGCGTGGCAGGTGTGGACCGAGCTCGTCAAGAACGCCGAGAAGGCCGCGGCGCGCATCTACCTCGGCACCGACGGCGTGCTCGGCGCGGCAGGCGGCGCGCCCGGCGTCGACATCACGGCGCTCTTCGGCGTCGCGTCGACCATCGTGCGCGGAGATCTCGGCACGATGTCTCGCGCGTTTACGACCGGCGCGATTCAGCCGTGGTGCGCGTGGAACTTCGGCGATTCGACGCTCGCGCCCACGCACCGATACAAGGTGCCCGACGAAGACGCCGAGGCCGTCGACGCTGCGACCGCCAAGCGCCGCGAGGCCTTCTTCGCCGACATCGCAGCGGCGCGCGAGAACGGCTTCGAGATCACGCAGGCTTACGTCGACGAGGTCGCTGCGACGTACAGGATCAAGGCGCCCACGCTGAAGGTCGCGCCCGCGCCTGTTGCTGCGCCGCCCGGCGCGCCGCCTGCGCCGCCCGCGACAGGCGCCTAGATCTTCGAGCCTCCCAAGGCGCCCCCGAGCATCGACGAGATCGACTGCAGCATGCGCCCCGCGCCGCCCGCGCCTGCGAGCACCTTCTGCGCGGCCTGCGCGGCCTGCATCTCGTCTCCGCGCTTCTTCCTCTCGACCGTCAAGCCGAGCAGCTCGACGATCGTGAACGTCAGCGCGTCGAGGTCGTCGGGCGAGCGGTTGCCTGCGGCTGTTGTGGTGCCGGGCTCCCACGTCGTCAGCGTCTCTTCGATGCTCGCGAGGTCTGCGCCGAGCACGTGCGAGATGCGGCCGGCCTCGTAGGCTGTTGCGACAGGCTGCGCCCGCTCCTCCTTCGCGCCGCGTGAGAAGAGCGGCTTCACGTTGATCACGCCGAGCTGCCGACGCGGCACTTCCTGCAAGCCGAGCTCGACGATTCGTCGGTTGCGCTTCTCGGCTGCGGCGCGAAGGTTCTGCACGACGAGATCACCACCCTTGTTCGTCTCGACGAGGATCACGTCGCACTCTTCTTCGTCGTACACGTCGAGCAGGATCTTCGCCCACGCGTGCGGCTTGTGCCTGTCGCTCATGTTCCGCAGCACGTAGGCCTGCCCGTCGACACCGAGGCCTGAGAGGATCAACCCCGAGAGGTCGCTTCCTGCCTTCGACGTCACCGCGACGTCCGCGCCGAGTACGCGCCGCACGAGCTTGTCGGGGCGCACGCGCCGCGCGACGTCGATCCATTCCTGTTTTGCGGTCGCGTTGTCGGCGTCTTCGAGCATCTCGCCGCCGAGCTCCTCGCGACCCTTCGACGTGCCGCCATACAGGCGCGTCAGATCTTCGATATAGCCTTCGGCGAGGTTCTTTGCGTTCTCGTGAGTCGTCCCGCGCACCGCTACGTAGCTATCAGGGTCGTATTCGGCCTCTGCGAGTAGCGACTTCAACACGGGGTGCTTCTTCTTCGGCGTCGAATCCCATATCACGCGAGCGTTTCCTAGCCGCGTCGACAGCAGCACGTTCGACCACGCCTCGTCGCGCGACGCTGAAGGCCACGACTGCAGCTCGCTTGCCCACGTCATGTGGTATTCGAGACCGCGGATCTTCCCAGGCACCTCGGGCGTGCGCACGTACGCCCGCGCGCCGTTCGGCCATATGAGCTGCAGCTCGCTCGCGACCCATTCCGGCTTGTTCCAAGGCGGCGCGGTCGCGATGAGTCCCGACGGACCTTTGATCTGGATGTCGATTGCGCTCTGTTCGTCTTGCGCGATCACGCAGATCAGCGTCGCGTCGCCTTTCTCGACGTCGTCGTTTATCTCCTTCGAGATCGCTATCGTCTTTCCGAAGCCGCGGCCCGTTAGGAAGCCCCATCGTCGCCACTTGCTCGCAGGCGGCAGCTGCTTCGGACGCGCCCACGTGCGCCAGCGCGACGCGAGCGCTGCGAGCTCGATCGGTTTGAAGGCTCGCAGCACGTCGTCGAAGAGCTGCGCGGCCGCTTCGATCCCGAGCTCGGCTGCGGCCTCGTCGAAGAGCACGTCGAAAGGCGACCGATCATCCATTGCGAGCCTTCAATCTGCTTTTTACCGTCGACCGCAGGCGCTCCCATACCTGTTCGCCCAAAGCGATCATGTCGGGATTCTCGTTCGGGTCGGGCTTTGGGACGGGCGACACCTTTCGACGGTGCTCGAGCAGCGACACGAGCTTGCTCGTCAACGTGCCGAAGAGCTGCATCTCGCCCGCGCCTTGCGCGATCTCGGCTTCTTCCTCGATCTTCTTGATCCACTTGTCGACCTTCGCGAGTTCGTCGCTCGCCGACATCGGCGTGTCGGTCGAAGCGGTGTCGCTTATCACCGTGTCGGCTTTCGGCTTGTCGCCTTTGGGGCTGTCGGTCGAAGACGTGTCGCTTATCGTCGACGGCGCGGACGGATCGGGATGAGCGATAGGCGACAGCGACACGGCGGTCGCGGGTTGTCGCTTATCGACAGCGACAGCCTCGCGACCAGGTCGCACGTACTCGGTGCCGTTCAGCACGTTGTTCACGGTGCCGACGCTGCAGCCGACCATTGCCGCTATCTGCGGCTGCGTTCGCTTGTTCCTAAGCGACAGGATTCGTTGTCGTTGTTGGTCGGTTATCCGTACTCCTCTCATTGGTTGCCGTCCGTTCTGATGTAGGTGTCTGTAGGGTTTGAACCGAGGTCGTTTTCAGGATATCGCGAATCGAGCGCACTCTTTGCAGGGGGAGGTCGCCCCCAATACGCCCTTGTCGCACCTGTCCCTTATCGTGTCGCTTATCTCTTACCTAAGCAGTCTCTTATACTTACGCACTTCTTCGAGGCCTCTAATGCGGGCGCCTTCAGCATGCCCACGCACTATGACCTTTTTGCGTAGTACGCAAACATGTCCATGAGCTATGCAAGAAGGTCATAGCCCTATCCCTTAGCGACACGCTCCCTTTCGACCCACTCACGAAACCAACGGTCGAGCGCTAGGAAGCAGTCGGCGTGCAGCTCGACGGCACGCGCCTTGGTCTTCAGGGGCGACTCGTTCAGCGGCCACGCGCGAGGGGCGATGGTCGTCACGAAGGGCGCGATGCTCTGCACCGAGGCACCCTTCAGGACAGCCACGATGATCGCCCCCGTGGTGACGCCGTAGTGCTCGCGCGCGAGGGTGCGCACGACCCTCTGCAGGAAGAGCAGATCCTCGACCCTAGGCTCGGCGCGCTTCAGCGCCGCCACGCACCTGCGCGCCTGCAGCCGCGCCGGCTTGCCCTTCGCCGCGTCGTAGACCTCGGTGAACGCGAGCGCCTCGCACCCCCTCTCGGTCGGCTTGGCGCTCATCGTACGCGCCTCCCGACGACGAACAGGCCGATCCCGACCGCGTCGACGATGTTGTGCCCCCGCGCGACCGAGAACGCCGCGAGCATGGCGTCGAGCATGTGTCGCTCGTCGGGGCGCAGCGCGTCTTTGATCCGCGGCTGATGCTTCTCTTTCGGGACGCCGCTCTTCCACCGCACAACGTCGACGAACTCGACGGGGCAGCACGCGCGAAAGACGCCCGTCCATTGTCCGGCGTTCAGCGCGAGCGTGATGATGTCCTCGGGTCGCTTAGTCGCTCGATTGATCGCCGGTCGCTCGACCGTCACCGACTCGAGCTGTCCGCTTGTCGCTATTGATTGCACGTACGGGTTGCACGACGGATCTCCCAAACCGCAAGCGACGAGCTTGTCGCTATCGAACAGTGCCCAACCAGTGTCATCGCCCGGATCGATCGAAAGCCTCATACGTGGATGTACGAAAAGCGCGCCCGCTTTTGCCGTTAGTCCTGAGCTCAGGACGCGAGCGCCGAGTCCCGCGGCTCAGGACTACGAAACCTGAACAATATCCATGGAGTCCCCGAGTCCTGAGCTCAGGACTCCATCAGGACTCCACGCGGACGCGGCGCTATCTATTCGATATCGTTTACGAATCGAGCAAGTTCTAGAAAAAGCACACCTAAAACTTGCCCTCTGCGGCGGTTTTGATTACGCTAGCGCCTAGCGACGCGTAATCAAACCCTGCAGGGGCCGCGGGACGGAGGAAGAGAGAGGTTCCCGCCTCGCGGTCGACTCGCAGGCATCCGTCGCGAACATGGAAAGCAAAAGGCCTGACAGGTTCGCCTGCCAGGCCTTTTGCTTTGGGCTTGTCGCTGTCGCTGTCGCTGTCGCTACTCGGTCGAGCGCTTGACGACAATAAACGGACCGTCCGGATACGACTCCGCGATGTCGCCATTAGCGACAGCCAAAGCGACAGCGTCTTTATCGACACGTGCCTCTGTCGCTATTCGAGCAACGGACGTCAGCTTGCCAGGCTCGACCGCTTTGAGAATGCGTGTCCGTCGAGCGTCGTCGGTATCGAGCGCGTACCCGAACGGTTTCCCGACGCGAATGGCACCGCGCAGTTCGAGCGCCTTGATCTCGTCGGTGAGCTTGCCGCTGCCGACCCCGAGCGCGCGCTCGAGCCGGTGCAGCGTCTCGACCGGGCCCTTCTCGAGCTCCGCGATGATGCGCTTCTCCATGGCGGCGTATTCGGCCTTGTGATCGACCGCGCTGTCGAGCGAGAGCCCGGTCTCGGAAAGCGCGATACGGAAGTCGGCCGGCCGCGGCCCGCACGGCTTCACGCACCGGACGAGCATCCGCTTCCTGTCCTCGTCTTGGGGAACGAGCGTGAAGCACCAATCGAGGCCGGCGTACAAGGCCCCGTTCCCGCGCACTTGGTCGCGCTCGTCCCCGCCCTCGCCCTTCTTCCCGTGGTGCAGGATGATGATCGTGACGCCGAGCTCCTCTGCAATGCGTCCCGCGAGGATGAGCGGATCGGCGGCGCGACGGTCGTTCTCGTCGAGGCCGGGCGTGCCTGCCGCGAACGAGTCGATGCACACGACCTTGATCCCGCGGGTGTGAATGATGCGCGCGAGCTTTTTCCAGAACTCGATATCGTCGAGCTGCGCGCGCGGGAAGTTCATGTGCCCGAGCTCGGGGGACGCGAGCTTGCCGAGGAGATGCGCGCGGCGCTGCAGGGTGTGTCGCCCTTCCTCGAAGTCGACGATGAGCGCCTTCCCTTGCTCGACGGGATAGGCACCGAGCCACGGCAGGCCGTTCGCTACCGCTATCGCCAACGAGAGCAGCATCCACGTTTTGAGCGACGAGCCTTTCGCCACGATCATGCCGACCGTCCCCGCGGGAATGATCGGCGTGACGAGGTACTTGATCGGCTCGACCTCTTCATCCCACGCGCCCCACGTGAGCTTCAGTGAGGCTTCGAGCTCGTCGGAGGGCTCGGGCGGCGCGGCTGCGATGGTGTCGGGGAGGAGCGGCGCCGTCTGCGCGGCCTGCGCGGCGCTAGTCTGCGAGAGCACCTCTGCGAACTCGCGCCGGCCGTCGGCATCGCGGTCGACGAGGCTGCGCGCGGCGGAAACGATCCCGGCGTCGACGTGTCGCTCGAGCGTTGACCAGCCGACGACGTGCGCCTTCGTCTCCCACGTCGCGGCGATCGTCTGCGCGCGCTTGTCCGGATCCTCGTCGCCCGCGGCTTTGCAGACGTCGCAGAGGAAGCCGAACGCGTCCTCGGGCGTCCAGCCGTCGCGCCGCAGCGCGCCCGCGAGGGCCATCTGCGCAAGGTGCCGTCCCTTCGCAGGCCAGGACGCGCCGAGGAGCTGCGCGGCCGCGGCACGGCGCGCGGAGGGGGCAACGTGCGGCGTCGGGACGGTCGGTGCCTCGACAGGCACGACCTCGACGGGAACGAGCGCGTCGAGGCGCGTGCGCGGCCCGGGGATTACCTCGAAGCGGTAGCCGGCCGTCCGGATCGGCATGTAGAGCAGCCGCGCGACGTCGAGCGCCTGCGCGTCGTGCTCGCCGACGCTGCGCATGTACGGCTTGACGCGGCTTTCCCATTCCTCGGGCGTCGCGGCGCGGTCGAGCAGCTCGAAAACGCGCAGGCGCCATGACCCGTCAGGGTTGCGCTCGCTCGGGGTCGTGTGGATTGCGAGGTAACGATCAGGGAGTGCCGCGACGACGAGCGCGACGGCGTGCTCGAACGACAGCGCGTGCACGTGGTCGAAGTCGTGTCCGATGATCTGTCGCTCGACGCACTCGCCGATGTTCCGTCGGTCGCCTCGGAAGCGCGCGGGAACGAGCGCCGGGATCCGCTTCTTCGCCGCGGCGCGCGCCTTGTCGTCGGTCGCGGCTGCGAGCTGCGCGACGAGCTCGGCTTCCGTCGCCTGCCACGCTTCGAGATCCGCGCCAATGAGCCGAGCAACGACCGCGTCGGGGTGCTCGACGAGCGCTGAGAGGAAGCCTTCGCCGGGCGTCTCGAAAGAGGCGCGCGCGAGCTGCCCTAGGTCGTGCGTGGAGAGGACGGAGATCCAGACAGGTTGGCTCACGTAGCTACTTTCATAGACACACCTCGCCATAGACGCAGCACGAGGCACTGCACCTAGGAGAGATATACGCGCGTCGGCTTGGATTATGCCGCGAGCCGTTTTCTTTCGAGGCCTACGGCAAAAGCTCGAGCGGCATTCGTATATCTCGGCATGAACGACAACGACAACGCGGCCGTCGAGTCGCCCGAGATCGACAAGGAAGCGCTTACCCGCGAGGCACTGCGAGCGTTCGGCGAGGCCTGCGAGACGTTCGGCACCATCAGCAAAAAGTTCGGCGACCTCGTCGTGCTGCTCGGCATCCCTGTCGACTTGGTCGCGGCAGTGGTCGCCTCCCGCGAGATGGTCGGAGCGCCGAGCGAGCTGATCATGTCGCAGAGGGACGCGGAGAGACACGGGCTGATCGCCCCGCCCGCCGAGGGTTCGAGCGAGGACAGCGGAAGCACCCTCGACGACATGACGATCGCGACCGCGGTGTGCATGGTCGCCGAGGGCAACGCGAAAGAGGTCGCGTCGAACGTGCTCCTCGCGTGCAAGCGCCGAGGGCTCATCGCGAGCTCGGGGCGCGGGCGAGGCGTCAAGTACGCGCTGACGGCCGACGGAGAGGCCGTGCGCTCGGTCTTCGGCACCGCGCCGTGACGTACCGCTACGGGGTGCCTGCGCGGCTCGGCGCCGCAGCAATGGCGCTCGGTCTCGTCGCGCTGCTGATGCCTTTCGGATCGATCTTCGTGCTCGGCGCGATCATAGCGACCGGGCAGGCTCGGCGGAAGCAGGCTCGCGCGGTCGCGAGGTGAGCTGGGAAGATCTGCTGATCTCGGCAAGCGAGATCTCGGCATTCGAGCAATGTAAACGCCTTTGGGCGTTCGGATACATCGAAGGGATTCGCGGCCCGACCAAGCCATCGGCAGCGCTCGGCACCGAGGTCGACGACGAGCAGATACAGCCCTATCTGCGAGAAGGGCGACCCTTTGACTTCACGAAGCCGTCGGGCAGCGGAGAGATCGCCGCGTCGATGGTGCACCTACTCCCGCAACCGGGAACGGTCGAGATCCAGCGGAAGATCCTCATGCCGTCGCCGACGTGGATCGGCGGGAAGCATGTCGGCTTCGGCTACTTGGGATTCGCTGACATCTTCGCCGCGGACAGCTCGCTCATTCCCGGCGCACCGGGCGGCGCACCTGGAATAGGCGATACGAAGACGTCCGTCGATATCGTCAAGTGGGGAAAGACAGCGAAGTCGCTGCTCGTCGACACGCAGGCGATGCTTTACGCGACGGATGCGATGTTCAAAACGGGGTCGCGCGTCGTCGACCTCGCGTGGATCTACGGCCAAACGAAGAAGCCGCGCAAAGCGCACACGATCCATGTGCGCGTTGGCGCGGCGCACGTCGCAGAGCAATTCGAGAGGATCAACGGGATAGCGCTCGAGATGCTTCCGCTTCGGCGCGAGCTGCTCTCGCGTCCGGACAGCAGCCCGCTCGAACTCGAGCCCTCGCCCGACGCCTGCGAGAACTTCGGCGGCTGCTTTCACCGCGACACCTGCAACCTGAGTCCAATTCAGATCATGGAGGCTGCGGCCTCCAAAGCACAACGGCGATTACCAGTTTTGAAAGAGGAGAAGTTCGATATGTCCAACGACGCAACGAATGCGATGGTCGCGCGGTTGAAGGCACAAGCTGCGGCCCGCGCGGGGGGTGCACCGCCCGCCGCGCCTGCGACCCCGCCTGCAACAGGCACGGTGCAGATGCAGCCCCCGCCCGCGCCGCCGTCGCTCGGCTCGCTCTTCGCGCCGCCCGCCCCTCCGCAGCCCCCGCCCGCGCCGCCTGCAGCGACCGGCCCAATCAACCCGCCCGAGTCGGCGCTGCCCCCCGCGCCGCCCGTCGGCAGCGTGCCGGTCGCACCGCCTGCGACGCGCGCTGCGGTCGCGATGCCGTCCTCGGCGGGCGGTACCGTGCAGGTCGCACCGCCTCCGCAGACGGTGCGCGTCGTGTGGGGCGAGGAGAAGTTCTTCCCGATCAAGTTCGACTCGTTCACGGTCGGGCCCTTCGAGGCGACGGGTGTCGTGCAGCCGGGCGAGTCGGTCGCGTCGGCCATGGCGCGCGTCTACGCCGAGCTCGCTGCGTTCGCCGAAGAGCAGCGGCTGCAGAAGCTCGCGTCGTTCGCGGGCATCCTTCAGCAGCTCCCCGCGGCGAAGTCGTGATCGCTCGAGCGGTCGAAGAGCGCATGCGCCTCGCGGCGCTCGTCGACGCGCTCGACAACGAAGAGCGGCTGCGCACGACCTCGCTTTCCCGCGAGGAGCGGGGCAGGCTCGTCGAGGCGCGAGACGGGGTGCGTGCGCGGCCGCAAGCGGCTGCGCGCGAGGGGGCGTTCTCGTGATCGGGGCGCACGAGATAGCGCACGGAGACGTGCTCGCGGTGCTGCGCGAGCTCCCCTCCGACTCGTTCGACGCGCTCCTTTGCGATCCCCCGTACGGCTACCGCTTCATGGGAAAGCGGTGGGACTACGACGTGCCGAGCGTCGAGGTGTGGCGCGAGGCCTTGCGCGTGCTGAAGCCGGGCGCGCCGCTGCTGTCGTTCGGCGGCGCGCGCACCTTCCACCGAATCGCGACGGCGATCGAAGATGCAGGCTTCGAGCTGCGCGACGTGCTGATGTGGCTTTACGGGAAAGGCTTTCCTAAGTCGTACGACATCGGGAAAGCGCTCGACGGGAAAGACGGCCGACTAGGTTGGACTAGCCCAAACGCAGGCAAGTACGGAGGCGCGGGCGGAGGTGTTTACGCTCGAAGCGACGGGGTCTGCACCGCGCCCGGCAAGAAGATCGAAGTCGCGCTAGAGAGCGATCTAGCCCGTCAATGGGACGGCTATGGCACCGCGCTGAAGCCTGCATACGAGCCGGTCATTCTGGCACGCAAGCCATTGTCCGGAACGATGGTTTCCAATGTCCTCGCGCACGGGGTCGGAGGGCTCGCGATCGACGCGTGCAGGATCGGAGCGGACGGAGGGGGCACGCACTGCGCGAATAGGGACGAATCAGGCAGATGCCTGGGGCATAAGAACGGTGGCAGAAGCACGTCAGGAGAAACCTTCCACGGTCCGGATACCGATGGAGGCCGTTGGCCTGCCAACCTGATGCTCGACGAGGTCGCCGCAGCCGCACTCGACGAGCACGCGGGCGAGCGCCCCTCGGTGCCCTACCGCGCGAACAAGGCGACCGGCGCGGTCCTTCCGATGAAGGAGCGCGCCGCGGGGGGATATATGGAAACGGGAGGGCCTTCGCGCTTCTTCTACTGCGCGAAGGTGTCGACGAAGGAGCGAGAGCTCGGCTGCGAGGAGCTTCCGATGATCAGCGCGGGCGAGATGACCGATCGCGAGGACGGGCAGGCCGGCCTCGACAATCCCCGCGCCGGTGCGGGGCGCACGGGCGGCGCGCGGAATCATCATCCGACGCTGAAGCCAATCGCGTTGACGAAGTGGCTCGCTACGTTGATCAAGCCACCTACGGCCGGCGCGATGCTGCTCGTCCCCTACTCGGGCGCGGGCAGCGAGATCATCGGCGCGCTGCAGGCGGGCTGGCCGGCGGTCCTCGGGATCGAGGGCAGCGAGGAATACATCGCAATTGCCCACGCGCGTATCGCGGCGTGGTCGAGGAAGTAGGGAATCACATGACGAACGCAAAGGGAGGGCCCGAGGTGCTTCTTGCGAAGCCGTGGCCGATTGACCTTGATCCCTCGGGTTGGTGGATGAGCGAGAAGCTCGACGGCGTGCGCGCGTACTGGGACGGCGTGAAGTTCTGGTCACGGCTCGGAGGGACGTTCGACGCGCCGGAATGGTTCACGCGAGATCTGCCGAAGACCACGCACCTCGACGGGGAGCTATTCCTAGGGCGCGGGAAGTTCCAAGAGACGGTGAGCGTCGTCCGGACGCAGAAGACGTCGTCGAAGTACGACTACAAGCGATGGCTCGCGCTCCAGTTCCGAGTGTTCGACGCGCCGGAGTATCTGATCGCATTCGAGGCGCGGCAGACGGTTGTCGAGGCGACCGTTCGCACTTGCAATTACGCGTCGCATCTTCAGCAGCGCCCGTGCCTTGGCTTCGACGACCTCCGCGCCGAGCTCGCGCGTGTCGAGACGCTCGGCGGGGAAGGCCTGATGCTTCGACAGCCCGGCTCGCTGTACGAGCGAAAGCGCTCGTCGACGTTGCTGAAGGTGAAGACGTTCCACGACGCAGAGGCCGTCGTCGTCGGACACGAGCCCGGCAAGGGGAAGCATAAGGGACGGCTCGGCGCGCTCGTCTGCCGCACGATCACACGTTCGCCGCACTACCTGCAATTCTCTATGCAGCCGACCGAGGTCGTCTTCTCTGTCGGCACCGGCTTTACGGACGCGCAGCGGGAGGCGCCGCCCGCGATCGGCTCGACGATCACCTACCGCTATCAGGAATTGACGGACGACGGCGTGCCACGCTTCCCGACGTTCGTGCGCTCGCGCGAGGGGCTGTAATGGATCCGGTCGTCGAGCGCACCTGCAAGCGAAACGCAGAGGAGCGCAAGGCCGCGCGCGAGCGTGCCTCGAAGATCGAGCAAGTAGCCCAGCTCGTGCGAGGGGAGATCCTCTTGCCACGCCCCCGCACACTCGTTCGCGTGTGGAGTCTTCTGCGCAGCGCGCTCGTCGGACCATAGCGTGCAAGCCGTCCGCTTCACCGAGGAGCTGCGGCGCATCTCCGCGCTGCCGCGGCGCCTGCCCGTCTGCCCGCCCGGCCTCGTCGAGCAGCTCACCGAGGTACTGCGCGCGCCGGGCGGCACCATGACGCTGCGACCGACGCAAGCGCTCGCGCTGCACGATATCGGGATCTATGGCGGCGCGTTCTGCGCGCTCGACGTCGGCGAGGGGAAGACGATCATCTCCATGCTCGCGGGTTGGGTGCTCGGCGCAAAGCGGCCGCTGCTGATCCTGCCCGCGACGCTGATGGAGAAGACGCTCCGCGACCGCGACGAGCTCGCGAAGCACTGGCTCATCTCGACGAACCTGCGACTCGTCTCGTACGAGATCCTCGGGCGCGTGCAGTCGGAGGATTATCTCTCGACGTACGAGCCGGATCTCATCATCGCAGACGAGTCGCAGAAGCTGAAGAACAGGCGCGCGGCTGTCACGCGCCGCGTGGCGCGCTGGATGCGCAAAGCGCCCGAGACGAAGTTCGTAGCCGAGACCGGCTCGATCATGAACAAGTCGCTGCTCGACTTCGCGCACGTCTTGCGATGGTGCCTGAAGGACGGCGCGCCCGTGCCGCGCACCTCCGAAGAAACGGTCGAATGGGCGTCGGCGATCGACGAGGACATGCCGCAGGGCAACGAGCTCGCGAGGCTCGAGCCCGGCGCGCTGCTCTCGCTCTGCACCGCAGACGAGCTCGGTCTCGACCCCGTGTCGGCTGCACGCCGCGGCTTCCGTCGACGGCTGAACGAGACGCCCGGCGTGATCGCGACGGTCGCGGCCGGCGCGTCGTCCGTCGGCATGTCAGCCGAGAAGGTCGACGCCGCGATCAAGGTGCGAGCGATCACGTACGAGATGACGCACGCGACGGACCGCGCCTTTCAGAAGCTCCGCGCCGAATGGAAGTCGCCCGCGGATGAATGGCCGTTGACGGGCGGCGCGGAGGTTTGGGCCGACGCGAAGGAGCTCGCGCTAGGCCTGACGTACACGTGGAACCCGCGCCCGCCGGATGCGTGGCTCGAGCCGAGGCGCGATTGGGGATCGTTCGTGCGCGAAGTGATCTCGAGCTCGCGCACGCTCGACAGCGAGCTACACGTCGCGCAGGCGATCGTCTCGGGGAAGATCGACGACGGAGGCAAGCTCGCGCGGTGGATGGCGGTGCGCGACACCTTCGTTCCCAACCCCGTGCCGGTTTGGTTCGACGAGACGGTGCTGAAGCTCTGCGCCACGTGGGCGCACGCCGCGCCCGGGATCGTCTGGACCGAGCACTCGCACTTCGCAGAGCGCCTCTCGCGCGAAGCCGGCCTCGCGTACTACGGCGCGAAAGGCCTCGACGCTGCAGGGCGCTTTATCAACGACGCGCCGCCCGGGCGCAGCGTGATCGCGTCGTCCGACGCCAACCGCGAAGGGCGCAACCTGCAAGGCCTTTGGAATCGCAACCTGATCACGTCGCCCGCCGAGGGCTCGGGTTGGTGGAATCAGCTTATCGGCCGCACGCACCGCCCCGGGCAGAAGGCGAGCGAGGTCGTCGTCGACGTGCTGCTCGGCTGCGCGGAGCACGCGAATGCCATGCGCAAGGCGCTCGCGGGCGCGGGCGCGGTGCGCGACACGACGGGCGCGCCGAACAAGCTGCTTTCGGCGACGTTCGATTGGCCCGACGACTTCACGATCGCTTCGTTCCCCGGGCCGCGTTGGCGCGAGATGAAGCCGGAACGATTCGACGCCTACGAACGGCAAAAGTGGCGTCGCTAACCGTATATCAAACAGAGCGCGCGATATCGACGCGCACAACCCCTGCAAAAGGCGAGCACATGGATATCGATGCGTTGTTCGGCGACATGGCGAAAGCCCCCGTGTACGGCCGCGGCAATCAAGCCGCGGTCGGCGACTACCTCGTCGAGATCAAGGCGATGAAGGTGAAGGCTTCCGAGAAGAAGAAGGGGCAGGTGAACTTCATCTGCGAGTACGACATCATCCAGGTCTTCTCGACCAAGGATCCCGAGAAGATGCGCCCCGGCGTCTCGGGCGCGTGGATCGGGAACTTCACGCAGGCGCCGCTCTTCGGAAACATCAAAGAGCTGATGTTCGCGATTCTCGGGAAGAAGGGCAGCGCCGTCCCCGAGAGCGACGTCAGCGCGCACCGCCTCGTCACGCTAATGGCTACCTCGGCGTGCGACGGGCCGCGCACCTCGCGAGCGACCGCAGACCTCCGCACCGAGTTCGGGATCGACGACGTGAACGCGATCGTGAAGGGCGCGCGCGTGCTCCTCTCGACCGTCGATATCGAGCTGAAGGATAAGAGCGAGTTCACGCGGCACACGTGGTCGCCGACGCCCGAGGCCGCAGCGGCCGCGCAGGCCGGCGCGTGAATCCGTTCGTAGACATCTCGCTGCTGATTCACGCGCCGGGGCTAATCGACCGGCTGCGCGAGATCGTTCGTCGACAGCCGGTCGCTTCGCCGAATGGCGATCTCGTCAGCGAGGAATGGCGCCCGACGCGTCGGCAATTCGAGCGCTACGCTGCGCGCGAGGTCGAGCTCGCGCGGCGCAACATCGCGCTCGTCCGTGATCGCACCGACGGCTCGGTCGGTGGATTGCACGACGCCACGCTGCACTCGAAACGGACGATACGCACGGCCATGAAGGCCGCACGGATCGTGTAGGCGAGACGGGCAGAGACGTGTACGTGGATGCGTCGGGGTGCCGCGCGGTGCCACGCGGTGCCGGTGGATACCACGTCGGCGTATCCACGCACCAATCGGAATTAGCGCGGTCGAATCCCATCGACCAAAGGTTCGGCTCGGGGCAAACCTATAAAAGACGGAAGGCCGGGGCGCGCTAACGCCCCGGCCCAATCAACGTCCGCCGCACGCTCCGGGCTGGTATCCCTGAATGTGCGACTTCCAAACGCGCTCTCACGCGAAGGCAGTCATCATGAATAGCATCCAAGGCGCCAGTGCGTCAGTCGCATCGATCTACTTTTTGATCCTTCAGTGCGAGGCCTCGCTCGACGAGGTGCTGAAGTATGCGGCAAGCGCAGACCTCGCGAGCCCTGACACCGAGCGCACACCGGGCAGCCGCCCGTCGATTGCCTTCGAGGCAATGACGGAGATCCCGCCCGGCGCGCTGTCGACGCTGCCCGCGCCGCCCGACGACGAGATGCCGACGATCGTTGCGCCGCGTGATCGGGATACGGTCGCGTGCGCCGCGCCGACGCTCCCCTCTCCGTCTTCCCGCTGACGTAATCGCCGCGCCCGCGGCAGTGCGCGCACGAATCGCCGTCGAGTGCTCTGTGGGGGAGCACTTGCCGCTTTGGGTTCGTGCGTGCACTCCCGCGGCTGCGGCGCGGAGGCAACATGAGACTTCGTCCGTATCAGCGCCGAGATGCAATTCGTCTGTTCGACGGCCTGTTTAGCGGCACCCCGCGCAGGCTGCTTTACGTGCTCCCAACGGGCGGTGGGAAGACCGACGTCGCGGTCGCGGTAATTCGCGCGGCCGTCGAGGGGGAGCGTCGCGTGCTCTTCTTCGCTCATCGTCGCGAACTGATCGCGCAGGCACATGATCGCCTCGCCGCGCGCGGAATGCCGAAGAGCAAGATCGGGATCCTGCTCGGCGGGGACGAGCGCGTGCGCCCGGACGCGCCCGTGCAAGTCGCGAGCGTGCAGACGTTGAATCGCCGAAAGCTGCCCCGAGCCGATCTGATCGTGGTCGACGAGGCGCATCACGCGACGTCGGAGAGCTATCAGAAGATCCTCGAATACTACCCGACCGTGCCGGTGCTCGGGCTCACCGCAACGCCGTTCCGCCTCGACGGGAAAGGCCTCGGGGACGTCTTCGACGAGCTCGTTCTCGGCCCGACCGTGCGCGAGCTTGCGGCAATGCCCGACGTGCTCGCCCTGCCGCGCGTGCTGACGGTCGCCGACGCCGACCTTCCCGACATCAGCAAGGTGCGCAAGACGGCGGGCGAGTACAACCGCGCCGACCTCGAAGAAGAGATGGCGCGCCGCCCGCGCCGTATCGGCAACGCGCGCGGGCACTACGTGAAGCACGCGAACGGTCGCCTCGCGGTGCTCTTCGCGGTGAACGTCGAAGACTCGAAGAACGCGTGCGCCGACTTCAACGCGAACGGCATCGCAGCCGAGCACGTCGACGCGAAGACGACGACCGAGGAGCGCGCCGCCATCCTCGCGCGGCTGCGGTCGGGCGAGACGAAGGTCCTTACCAACGTCGATATCGTCACGGAGGGTTGGGATCTCCCCGAGCTCGGCTGCGTGATCTGCATTCGCCCGACGGCCTCGCTCGCGCTTTGGCTGCAGATGTGCGGCCGCGCAATGCGCGCGAAGAGCGAGCGCCCGATCGTGCTCGACCACGCAGGCAACGTGCATCGCCTCGGCGTGCCGCAAGACGAGCGAGAGTATTCGCTCGAAGGCGTAACGACCACAGGCGAGCGCAAAGGCGTCGCGCCGTACAAGCGGTGTCCGGATTGCGAAGAAGCAGTGCCGACGCTCACTGCGACGTGCGAGGGCTGCGGACACGTCTTCTACACGGGCGAGCCTCCCGCGGAGCTTACGGGCGAACTCGTCGAGGCGAGAGGTTTGTTGCCTTGCTCGGTCGAAGGCTGCAAGACAATGGCGACTCGAGTCTCGTCTGTATATGCACGTAAGGGAGGCAAGGCGTACTGCGAGCAGCACTCGGGAGG